AACGCGTTTACTAGGGTTCGGGCATGGACTTATGGTGGTCCTGCTCAGAAGTCTATCATGATGGTCGAAGGAACGTTGGTCATCGACACCACTGCAAACGGTGGTGCCGCTGTCGACGACCTTCCGGCCAGCTTGTTCGGACTTAAGCAGATTATCGGCATCGCTTGTATTACTAACGACGGTGAAGATAAAATCTACTTCGGAGCGCCGGATTATACCGGTGATTCGTTGCTCGTTGGTGGAATTGCTTCGTTGGGGGTGCTCGCAGACCTTCCCAACGATACGTACAAAGTCTGCATTCAAGGATACTATTAAATGAAAGTTCCAAAGAACTATGATGTGGTGAACAAAGGAGCAATTCCGTTTCAAAAAGGAACTGCTCCCGATGACTACAAGGGCATTCAGCCCGAAGAGTCGAATATCAAGGATACGCCTGGCGAAAAGGCAACCAATGACCCTAGCGGTATGAGCACCAACCGTGCTCAGCCGTTTGGCGCTGGCGGTTCGGGATATACGAATAAAACGTAAATCTTATCTGAGTCTTATTTAATCCGTAAAACTCAGTGTGGGAATCCCCAGCGGCTTTGTGCTGTTGGGGATTTTCACTTTATTAAAATCTAATAAAGTTTTTATGGCTGATTTTTTATCTGCGTATACTAGGTTGATGAGAACGGTTAATAGACCGTTGACTGAAGTGGATGTGTTAGCTGAAGCTAAAGCAGCTATTAACGATGCTGTCATCTATCTTCAACGTGACCATGCGTTCTCTCACACCGAAAGTTTAGCTCAGTTTACTTATCCGGCTAACGAACTTTACGTAGATTTGGGAGAGGTTTGTGCTGGGCTTTTGAGGGACGTGGTTTCGCTTCAGCAAGCTAGGACAAGTGACGAGATTCAGGGTAAACCGATTAAGATAATGACGTATTCTCAGCTTCAGACGAGGCGGAGGAAGTTAGAACGGTCGAGGAATACGGACAATTCACAAATTTACGACGAGCAGCAGATTGGATTTACCATTGAAGACAGTTTCCGGCCAGACCTTATCGCGTTCATAATGGGCAATAAGATAGGTCTTTACCCTAAGCCTACTACTGCGAAGGAGATGTTAATCCATTTGCATATTTGGATTGTCCCTATGGCGAATAGTACTGACACTAATTTCTTTTTGGACTATGCGGCCGATGTAGTGCACATGTTAGCGTTAAAGAAGCTGATGTTTGCATTAAAATTAGACTCTTCGTATCCTTATAAAGACGAGGAAGTTAAGTCTTATCTAGCTGGGTTGGCTGCTTGGGATAGTCAAATCATGATGAATCCTAACACTTCGCAAGAATGACACAATGTCTGGTAGCACTACCGGTTACGGCTAACTGTAAGACTCCGGCAGAAGTCGCAGGTAAAAACGATTTGATATCTCCTGGACCCGGCCCGGTTTTCCCTCCGACTCCGCCGGTTCCTAAGATACCTCCGTTAATTTTTGGCACTCAGCCGTTTATTGAGACGTCTTTCGTTAGTCGGGATAAATCAGCCACCCTTATTGGGTTTGATGAGTTCTTAACTCCGTCTATTCCGCCTAGAAGGTATAGAAGACAGGATATTACTGGCTCTTTAGCCCTAGACAAAACTTCTGCTAGCAACGCTTGTGAGACACTTTATCCAGGTTCTGGTGGGCAGAGTGGATTGTTTCCTGTTTTTTACTTTTTCAACGAGATAGCAAGTGGTTCTGTTAGTTGTGCGTTAAATAGTATCGACTACGCAACGAACACCGCGCATTATACTTTTATTAGTGCTTCCTGGGTTAACGTGAGCGGAGCTCACATAGACCCTGGTAGCACTCCTTGGTTTGCAGGTATAGATAACGCAGCCTCCGCAGTGCCTGCTAGTTTTAGTATTACTTTAGGACATACTTTTACCCTGGATATACACGTACAAGCGATATTTGGATATGGAGTTGGGTCTTGGGTTTACGAAGCTGGTCGAGAAGTTTTTACCGACCTTTGGAGCCAGTGGAGAGAATATGACATTCTTACTGGAGCGTACACTGAGCAGCTAACAACTAGCCGGACTAGACCGGACGGAAGTGGAACCATACCGGAAAGAAACTCTGGCGTCGCTAACGGTAATCCTCCGGCTATCTACGTTCCGTTGGAAGATTTGGTTGTTCAGTTAGAACCTGTTTATACTTCTGACGCAACTGTTAGTAACATTCAGAAAACAGTGACAGGGTTAGGATGTTGTCCAACCGTTTCAGGTTTTGGTCGACAATCTATTAATTGTGTAGGAAGCGTGAACACTATTCTGTCTTCTGAAGACATGGAGGCTGATGCGTTAGCTAGACAGACACCTACTCTTGGAATATCTCAAACCGCTCGATATGAGTTAAGAGGAGCCGGAGATTTTACTTTTATCTATACTGAAGTTACTGTCGCTTGCTCGTGTGACGCTTTGGAAATCGGGGCTTCTTACAGAATTGGCATTCCCATAACCAAATCAGACTTTGACGGCAGCAATCCGACGGAAGACGTTATTAATGTGGATTTTACTGCTAGTAGTGTTTTACAAGTTGTTGAACATGTGGTTCAAGCTCTTCGTGGAAAGAAAGTGGTTGTAGGTATTCCTAATTTTATATTTAACTAACATGTCTTACAATTATACAGATGGTGATGGCATTAGTGCGTTAGACCCGGCCACGCCAAATGGAGCGACTGAGCCGATTAGTATCCTGGACAATGCAATTAGGCAGATTAAGGCGTATCTTTGTGATGAGTTGGCTGGCCCGCAAGCGCAGTTTAACTCGTTGTTGAGTCGCACGAGAGTCATCGCTACCATGAGCACAGCGCAGCCAGTAGTAGCTGGAGCGTCGGAGGTTAATGTAGAGTTTGATACTGAGGATTTGGATAGTGGGAGTGATTATAGTATTAGTACTTTTAAGTTCACTGCTCCTGATTCTGGCTTGTTTATGTTGATGTCTGCGCTGACAATCGAGGAGGATGCCAGCTCGAGTCCGACATCGATTATGCACATTATGAAGGTCTATTTAGATGGTTCTCTGGCAGCTAGGACTACGCTGAGCAGAGGAGCGGATGTTAGCGATGCTGACCTGGCTATTAATAGACTATTCAATATCTCTGCCGGTCAGACTCTTTCTATTCGCTACGAACTAACCGTTGGGTCTGGGACAATGTCAGTTAATATTCGGAACAATCCGCTTGAGAGCATCTTCCAGGTAGTTAGAATCCCGACTCTATGATTCACGAGCCAAAGCAGTTCAAGTTGAATGAGGGAGTGGATACGTATAACCCGGACGTAGTCGCGGATATCCTCGTCTTCTTCTTTTTGAACAACATAGAGCCGCGGCTGGGAAGGTTGTTTGCTAGTAAGGGGTATTCAATATTTCAGGACTTGGAATTGGAGACTGGCGATAAGATTGTTAGCTTCGGTTATTACCAGTTAGCTAATAGAAAGTTCTACAATCTCTATGCGTTCTCTAAGACGAGTGTTTACTGGTTCAACTTCGAGACGGAGTTATTTGAAGTAACTCCGATTTATGAAGGGTTCTTTGATAGCAGCGACCCTTATGTTATTATTCAGTGGTATGATTGTTTGTATGTTACCAAGCTGCAATCTCCTTATGTTAAAATCGAGCGGAAACTAGTCACTCCGATTGAGGGAGCACCGTATGCGAGGTATGGAATTATCGCTACTGGGCATGTTTTCCTGGGAGCTGTGGGAGACTTTCTCGACAATGAGCTGGCGATGTTTAGGTGGAGTGATAGAGATTCACCAGAGGATTTTGTAGTTAATCCTAATGAGAGTGAAGCAGACTTTTTTCAGCTCGAACCTGACTCGAGACAGATTACCGGGCTGTCTTATCAGAGAGGAAGTCCGGTTAGCTACTCGGAGAATTGTATTTGGATAGCACAGGACATTGGGTTTCCTGGCGGGTTCCGATTTGAGCCACTCATCCCTGGCATTGGTAACATTTTTCACAATGCAGTAGTGAGAGCAGGGGAAGTTGACTTCTTTATCGCGCAGGATGACATTTATATGTTGAATGGTCTTCAGTTGGTGTCAATTGGTGAGCCTATTTTCCAACGTTTCATCAATAACATCAAAATAGTCGCGAATATGAGTGTTCGTGGCTACTTGGATACGAGAAAGACTCAGGTTTTCTGGGTTTATACTAGGACAGATGACTCACTCTGGTCAATTGTGTACAATTACAAGGAAAAAAAGTGGAGTGAGAGAGAACCACAGGGAATTACTGCTTGGATGGACACACCACTCGTGGCGATGAGTGGGTATAAGGTCATTGATGACTATACTGAGTTCCCTGACGATGTTGATGACGTAATTGATGACCCTAATGAGGGTTTTCCCGTCGTGTTCAAGCCCTTCGCCGCTGCTGACGGAGTGATTTTGAAGTCAGATGACGCTGTTCTGAAAGCGGATGAGACTTCCTTCGACCATCGTATTGAAACTTTCGATTTCTACTTCGCAACCTTCGGACAAGTCAATGAAATCACCAAAGCACTACTGGAATACGTTGGAACTGGCGAGCCGGACATCCAGCTTTCCATCGGTACCCGGCCGAATCAATCAGCACCAATCGCTTGGAGTACTCCCAAAAGTCTCGATAGAGACACAGATAGTTCACTCAATTTCTTCATTCGTGCCATCGGAGTTGGAAAGTATATTCGGTTCAGATTCGAATGGAGTAATGAGGAAGATGATAATGTAGACGATTTAAGATTACTCTCTCTAATCAAAGTGGAGGACCAAGTCGATGGGGCTCCTGAAGAATAAAAAGACATACCCTTTTAAGTCGGTCCGAGGGGACGAAGAGACTGTTCCTGAACTTCGAGAAGAGTTGGAAAATGTTTATAAGTACCTTCGAGACCAGACGGACGAGGCCCTCTCGGAGTCGGTAACTGGGAGTAATGTTCACGACGAAGTGCTTTGTGCTGGCGGAGAACCGGTTTTTGCTGGCGGTGATATTGTGATGGTGATAGGAATACCTAATCCATGATTCTAGAACAAATTATTCTATCCGGGTCAATTCAAGATAGACCTGACGCTGGCATCAAGGGTAGACTTTTCAGCGCAGACCAAACGGTCTATTTTGACACTGGGACAGCGTGGGCTATCTTTGTCCAGCCTATGGTTAATCCACAGTTGGACTCGGCGAGTGATATTAACTATGACAATACGGTTACCGGGTTGACCGCGGTGACTGTGCAAGAAGCACTTGATGAAATCTTTGCTGAAATTACCGCTTCGGGAACTGTTACTAACCTTGGCGGTGACCTTACTGCCGATAGTGTATTACTGGGTAATGACGATGCAGACGTTAAAGTTGCTGCTGGCATTAGAACAGATGGCGTCTCTAAGTTAATGCTTGGTGAGGCTGGAGTTAGCGTGGGAGGGGTCAGTTTAGAAAATGCTACTACTGGAAGTATTGTTATTAGTCCTGTCACAGGTGCATTAGGGACTACTGTTCAAACAGTTCCTGCTAGGTCTGGCCAACAGATGATTGGTGGACCTTTGGATATTAGAGTAGCAAAAACGGCCGGTTTTACCGTAGCTTTAGCTGATAGAGGATACATTTTTGAATGTACTTCTGGAACTTTTACAATTGCGTTAACGGCTGCTGCCACTCTTGGGGCTCATTTCTCTTGCGTAATCTTTAATAGTGGTTCGGGAGTTATCACTATTGACCCTGACTCAGCAGAGACTATTAGAGACGCAACCAGCTCAGCTGCTACAAAAACTCTTGCTCAGGGTGAGGCAGCGATTATACATTGTAACGGGACCAGTTGGTTAATGATGAAGTTTGCTGTTGGTGGAGGTGGCTCTAGCGGACCTACTAATTATACTGAATTACGAAGAGCTGCGAATCAAACATCGACTTCAGGTGCAGCTACTTGGATTGAGTTTGATACGGAGACTTCTAATTTATATGGTGTATTCTCTTCTGGCAGTCCCACTAGAATTACTTGTCCTACTGGACAAGGCGGACTATGGCAATTTTGTGCTCATTTTTATGCAAATACAACTGGCAATGGGTCTGTTCAGTACGGGGCTAGGTTAAATGGGTCTTTCTTTATCTTTACTAACAATAAAGCTACTGATAACGCGACCACTGACCAACAGGTCTTAATGTTTATGATGAATTTAGTCCCAACTGACTATCTAGAGTTTTTCTTTTATCAAGCCTCGGGTAGTAAAACTGTTCAAATGCAGATTTTCACTTGTTGCAGGTTAGGCCCATAACTTGTGAAAATTAATCCAATCACTTCTATTTCTGAGCTGGCGAAGTATGTGCCGGAATTAGTTCGTATTCATGAGAACTTAGACGGACGATGGGAACCTGAATTGGGTACGGATGAGTTCCTAGCTAAGCTAGTTCAACTTTTCAATCCTGGTAAGAATTACTATTGGGGACTGTTGAACGAGAAGGGAGAGTTACTCTATTTCGTAACCTTGCTCCCTAACGATAAACCATCTGCGGTATTCTGGCTGTTTTACATGAACAAGGATTATCGGGATGAGACTCATCAACTACTTAAGGACCTTTCCAAGTGGTCGATAGAAGAAGGTTATACCACTATCTACACACAATCTACAAGAACTGAAAAGTCTTATGAGAGATGGCTAAGTAAATTCGGCGCTACGAAAGTAGCCACACTATACAAATTTAATCTACAATAATATGGGTGCAAGCGTAAATGCTAGTCAGACAAAGTCTTCATCGGAGTCGGATACGAAGTCTGCTCAGAACGAAGAGCAGAACTCTCTGAGAAACACACTTCGAACGTCAGACTTTAATACCCCTGAGGGACAGCAGGTTCTTAACTCTCTCATTGGCCAGGCTGGGTCTAGTGCTGGCTATGGTGAAGAGGCTGCTGGTGCGTATAGGAGTCTGGCTAGCGACGCGAGTAAGGTTAATCCTGAGGTGGAGAATATTATTCGCACAGGAGACCAAGCGGCCAATAGTCAGTTTTCTAACCGGCTGGCTCAGAGTAGAGCGGGAGGGTTTCGAGGAGGTACTGGAGCGAACCTCTACAATCAGGACAAGATAGCTTCCGAGTTTACCAATCAGCAGGAGAACAACAACTCCAATCTTCGCTATGGTGCGTTTAATGACGCAGCGAACAGGGCGACTACTGCCAGGGTTGGCGGAGCGAGTGGCCTGGCTGGACTTTCCAATCAAGGTCAAAGTCTCGGCGCGCAGATTCTCTCTATGTTGCGTGGGGAAAAGATTGTGGACGACGCGACGGCAAAGCGTATCGCGGAGGCTACTTCGAATACGAAGGCGAGTTCCTCATCGTCGACTATTTCTGGCGGAGCGTCTTACGGGGTCTAATAAACATTATCAAAATTTAATAAAGTTATGGCCGCTCAATTTCCAGGTTTACAGGATATAATCGACGAACTTCTCCGTCAGCAGGGAAAGGACACTCCGAGAGGACCTAGCGGACAAGTTCCTAACATCTCCTCCGCTGGTCAAGCAGGAATGCAAGGACCTGTTCGTGGTCCGGTTAACGTACCGCATAATTTCCCTGCTGGTAGTCCTAGCATGGGCAATGTTCCAAGGAAGATTGGTGGAGGAGTGTTTGCGGAGTCACTCGGTGGCGCTGGTTCGCTGATGAGGGGAGTAGGCGGACTTGCAGGAAAAGCAGCAGGTCCACTTGGAGCTATAGCGTTTGCTAATGACGCGGTGGATACTGCTCTGGGAGCACAAGCAGAGGAGAAACGTAGGAGTAATAAGTACTCTGACCGCTTACCCTCGCTGGCTGAACTTGGGTATGACGAGCAAGGTGGGAAGTTAGACACAAAGTCTACTGGCCCGATTCGTTTACCTCCTGACTACAACGGACAAGGAGCGGGAGCAGCTAGTCCAGCCGCTCAAGGACAAGGGAACACGTACTCTCCTGAGGAACTTCAATCGCTGCTTGGTCAGGCTGGAGTCGAAGGACCTGCGCCTGCTCCGGTTACTTTGAATATCGGCGACCCGAATACTGTGGTACCTGATGAACAAGAGGGACAGGGACCGGAAGAGGCAGATGTTCCGCCCGAGATGCTTGTCCCGGCCACTTCTGATGTTCCGCCAGAGTTGGCACAACTGCTCGGAAAGCCTGACCGAGTTGCTCCTACCCGTACTGAGCATCCGGAGACAGCTAAGACTCTGGCCGACTTGGGGAAGAACGTAACTCAGAGAAGCCAGCCGAAGAGTGGTTTCGGAAGGTCTCTGCTTAAGTTCCTTGTAGCTGGTTCAGGTCCAATTGACCCGACTAGACTTGATAGGCAGGAAGAGGACTTGTATCAAGCGCAGAATCGTCTAACCGAGCGGGAAGGCGTAGCCGGTAAGATGGCAGCGGAAGATAGGACAGCTACGGATAGCAGTAACTTCGCTGGCAAGATGGCTGCGTTCCAGCAGCCGATGTCGCCACAGGATAAAATCCTGGCTGACCTACTGGGTCATAAAGACATTGCTGCAGGTGGTCAGAAAGATGCTATGGAGAGACTTGGAGCAGAGCACGGTTTCCGTATGCAGGAAATTGGAGCAGGTGCAGCAAATCAGAAAATTACTCCTGAGATGCAACAGCAGAAGTTCTTGAATGACCTGCTTGAGAAGTACCCTGACATCGACCCAGGCGCACTTAAAGCCAAGGGAGTCAATGCTGACCCGGAGGCCATTTCTAGTATTAGAAAGGGAAGAATTGGACAGGAGAAGCCGGATATACTTCAAGCTCTAATTCAAGGTGGGCTTATCAAAATGCCTAACGGAGCTGGAGCTAACAGTGAAGCGAATCGAGCACGAGCTGCTGCGGATAAGAAGAAACTGGACGCCAGTGGTAAGCTCAAGAATCTCTCTGACCTGGTGAAATAATGGCCACTCTACGTGAAGCGACTGACCTGCTTGGAAATGTCAGGCAGAAGAACCCTGGTCTTGACTCGCTCAATGACCAAGAGTTAGCTGATTTGCTCTACGAGAAGACGGGCAATGAAAGCCTTAAGCCTGTCCAGGAGAGCAGCGCCCTTTTGAGGGGGGTTAATGCAGTTACTGCACCCTTCTCCCACGCTGGCCAGGGTGTGGAGGAGGGACTAACCCAATTTCTCGGTGGTGACCAGAGTCTGATGGCTAGAGTGGCTGGGAAGACTGCGGGGAATTTAGTGTCTTCAGCACCAGAACTGGGAGTTAATATGCTAGCTGGAGCGTTTAAAGGCGTTCCACGTTACCTTGGTTTTGGAACCGGTGCTGCCCTCTCTTACGGCCGCACTAAGGCTGAAACTGGTAGTGACACTGCCGCTCTTGGTAGTGCTGCCAGTTCTCTACTCTCACTAGCCGGTGGAATCAAAGGAGCTGAATATGGACGTTCTAAAATGGGCGGAAAAGGACTTAAGGGAATGGTTGGCGGAACCGTTGGCAGTGCTATTGGCTCCATTCCTGGTGACGCTTTGGGCATTGCAACTTCTCCTGGCGGTCTTGCTGATTTTATTAGTGACCCAGCTAACCCGCTTTCTTACCTGGCTGGTCAGACAATAGTCAGCGCAGCCATTGACCATGTGGTCGAGGGGACCAGCAACCGTATTGCTAAGCGAGAGGAAGTTAGAAATAACATCCCCGATTACACTGACACTCTTCATAAAACTGACCAACAGGAATATGCCGACTTGCTGAAGAAGCCTTCGAGTGAGAAGACGGAAATTGACCTGGCTAGGGAGAAAGACCTTACGAGTCGACTGACTTCCATGGAGGACAGAATCTCCAAGTTGAAGGAGCAGAAGAATAAGCAGTACGACCCAACCGACTTCTCTACTGTTCCGGAGACTACTGCAACCTTGCAGTCACAGCTCTACTTGGTCAGTAAGGGCAAGAAAGCAGTGATGGAGATTCCAAAGGGGAGTAATCCGAATTTAGATGACACGACAATGCCTGGTTATATGTCGTATACGAGCCCGACGAACGGGAATCTCTACCTCTATAATGAGGGTATGACTAGTCCGCCAGTCATCGAAGGTGCGATTCAGGCCAACTCACTCGGGATGCTGCTTGGTTACGGTACTCCCACTAAGCCGGTTAAGCCGAGCGGGTTTGCAGCGGTATTGAGAGACAAACGTGGGACTGAGAAGGCGGCGGTGGTGCTTGGGGATAATAACGAACGAGCGGTTCTTAAGTCTCTCGGGGATATGGCCATTGGTGATGATGTTATCTCTACCGAGAAGAATGAAGATGTGATTAAGTGGAGAGTTAGGAACGATGGTTTGCAGAAGTTGCAATCCTTGTTTACTCCAATGGACGATGGCCAGAATGAGCTGTCGTTTACAAATCATGTGTTGGATATGTTTAATAAGTCAATGGAGGCGAAAGGGAGTAAGGGTCCCCGATTCCAGACTGATGCGAACGCTGAGATTAGTGCGAAGGGGTTAGTGCAGGCTGTGAAGGACTGGAGTCCTTCCGCTCTCTGGGAACATTATAAGGACCGTGGAATCGAAACTTTATTAAAATCTGATAAAGTTGAGCCGGTGTATATGTACACAGTTTATGGACCTGAGTATGGTCCGAAGGCTGCTGGATATACTCAAATCGATGAGCTGATTCACCAGGGGAGAGGAGACCCGCTTTCGGATGAGTTTAAGGCGACTCTACCTAAGCCACCCGCTGATTCTCCCACAGGGCAATACATTCAAAAAAATGGAAAGTGGGAAGTTATTCCTAAGGGAACTGACTATGACGCTCTACATGCACAGTATTCTAAGCCGACCGGCAAGATTAAAGCGGCTGAGTTTACCAAGTGGATAAGGGAGAATACACCGGAGATTGAGACGAAGAAACTGCTGCCCGGTCCCAGTGCTCAAGAGAATTTAGGTCAATTTGAACATCGACTCGAGACAGAGGGTTACACTCCTATCTACGATGACAATGGTAACATTACGCATTATCAAACTAGAGAAGGTAAAAAAGTCCTGCACGACGACCTGCCATCTCCGGCGTTAGAATTGGCAGAGGAACTTCATCGCGCTATAGACTCAGATAGAATGGGACATCATCCTATAGGTGATAGCGACGCAGCTACTGGCCGGTATAACGTGGAGCCAAAGCCACTCGACAAGATGCCCCGCGCGGTAGATATTTTGGGGCGGGTTCCAGTTAAGCAAATACCTGAAATTAAACCTAGAAAAGGTCCTGCTGGGGAACAATACACTGGTGTCCCCGCCAGAGAAGAAGTTTTATTCAAAGGTCCTCACTTTGGCGACTCCGACAAAAACGTTCTCTTTTCTGCTCGTGGGCATGAAGAGATACTAACAGCGGAACATGCCACTCGTATTTCAGGTGCTTCCGCAGGCGATAAGGTTTTTCATGCCTTTGAGATACAAGGTGATTGGGCACAACGGTTAGCACAGGAAAAGAAAAAGATAGAAAGTCGTAGGGAACAGAGAGAAGCCGCACTTTCTACTTTAACTCCTGAACAGAGAGAGAACATGGGCAAGGATTCGCCAAAAACCTCTCAACATCCACTTCTCGAACATTATGAATCTCTAGCAGTAAAAGCCATCATTCAACACGCTAGAGAGATTGGTGCGAAGTACATTGCTATCTCCGACGCACCGACGGCGATGATGACGGAGGGTCATGACCAGATTCGTATGGATGGTGTCTCCCCTGGCGGACCGGGAGGGACGTATATCATTCCACAGGAGAAAGGAATGCGTGCTGCCTATGACCAGCGTCTACCTGCGATTGCGGAGAAGCTGACGAGGAGCAAGGGACAGCGGGTGGATTTTGGTGAACACAAATCCGTCTATGAAGGTAGGGGGCCTGACCAAACACAAGATAGAAAGGTCGGTTCTCCAATCCTTCGTGAGAATGGAAAGCCGAAGACAAACATCACTGCTCGCCTCTACGACATCTCGAATCCCTCACCAGAAGTGAGGAAACTCTTCAGTCTCTATGACGCGGATAAGCAGACCTCTCTAGAGAACACCCTGCGGCTAGAGCGGACGAAGAGGTACGGTCGCAAGAAGATGACTGAGGAAGAAATCCTCAACTCAGTCGTGGGTGGCAAACGAGAGGATGTGGAGCCGCTGCTCAATTTTCTCGACGCTATCAAGGGTGAAAGGGGAATCATCACCCAAGGCCGCTTTAGTGACCCCGGTCTCGTTGGAGAAATCAGCTTAGATACGAGGGATATTAAGTTGTCAGTCGAGCATATTAAAACTCTGTCCGACGCAGTTACAAAGCTCTCGCATGAGTTGACTCACGGGGCCATTGACGACGTTCGGCTTAATGACCCAGAAGCCTACACCGCATTCATTTCCAGCAGTAATGATTTGGGTGCAGGTAACCGGCTGGCTATTTTCTCCGAAATTAAACGAAAACTCGGGCTCGGTGAGCAGTTCGACCCGGAGTACCTGGCGGGAACTAAGTTCGATAAAGCCGACCCACGTTATAAGGAGAAAGTCGCGCACGAGTTTGCAGCGGGGTTGATGGAGGCCAGTGCGGAACACTATAGAATCAACAACCAATCGCCAGACTGGTATAAGTACTTGCCAATGCCCCTCGTTAGGGTTATGCAGGCATTTACGAAGAGTATCAAGAAGTACTTCGGGAGTGACTATCCTAGTATCAGTCATATGTTATTGCCAGAGGCAGGTAAGAGGGTTAGTGATTTTGCTAACTTGATGAGCAAGCATGTTAGTAAATTAGCGGACGACAATCTTCAGGCAGTTTTGGGACTGAACCGGACTTCCAGGTTCGACGAAGGTAACTTCGTCTCCAATCTGCCCACTTTTAGGAAGGACATGGGCGGTTCACTACCGAAGGGTGGGGGCGGTGAGTTGCACAGCTTTGCTGGTGACTTGTTCAAGAAAGCAATGGGAGTCGGGCAGAGTAAGTATGAAGACTACTTCTACTCTGCTCTCTTCCGTACGAGGGACCAGCCCTACACCGCTGAGCATTTCTGGAATCTGCACAATTTTCGTCCTAACACTCAATCTGAGGTTTATGAACACCTTTCCAGCATCGGTCAGAACGAGGCAGGTGACCTATCTCGTCAGCAGGCGCTCGAACGGTATGGTAAGTTTGTTAAAGAAGTGGCTAATCCTTCCAACCCCCGAGGGCAGAAGTGGCTCGAAACTTCGTCCAAAATCTTCGAGGAAAACCAGAATATTAGAGAGAGACTTTCATCATCTAAAAGGGATGTGACTGATGCGGACCTTGTTCAGGTTAAGGACATGATATCAAAGTATGGAATGACGCCCGAGGAAGCCACTTTCTTCGAGGGATTTCGTAAACTACCGGAGAGAGTAGCCGCTGAGCAGCACAGGAAACAAGAGGCGACGGATAACTACCAAATTGCCAAAGTCTTCTTCCGTGCGAATAAGAAACAAAACGCTGAGGGAGTTTCACAGAAGGTGGAGAGGTTGGGGCAGATGGCGAATGAGTTCGGTTCGAAGAGGTATGAGCTGGATGTCTATAAGAAGCGACTTGACCTGGAGAATCGCCAGCCGAATCCTGACCTGGAGTTGCAGGGTGTTCTGGAGCAGAACGTTAACCAACTCCAAGCAGAGCAGGAACAGTTCTCGTTGATGTTTGACCAGGCGATTAGGCAGGAGTTCACTGGGGCAATTCCTATCCAACCTGGTCCGGATAATTTCATTAGTTCAGTCGGAGAGGCGATGGTTCGTATGGCTGCCCTGCGAGCACAGTCGAAGTTTATTACTAAAGACGCTGGCTACGCTCCGATGACGAGACGTGGCCGCTTCCTGCTTCGTGTCTACGAAAAGAGTGAATTTGGCGAGGAGTTCGCCAAGGTTAAGGAATTCAAGGGCTTCGATAGTAAGAAACAGGCAGATGATTACATCGCTGCAAATCAGTTCGCTCCGGCTGACTACGAACTCATGGACAAAGAGGAACTGCGTCAGAGGGCTCGCATCTTTAGTCCTGACAAGCTGAAGGGGGTTCGTGACAGAGCGAAGCAGCAACTTGGAGAGTTGATTGGCCACTTGTCTGACCAGACTCTCGATATGGACCCAGCTCAGAGAGAGAGTCTTCTCACGGCTATGTCTGACTTAGAGCGCCGCTTCCAACCACTCGAGGAGGAAATTAAGGATGTCTTAGCGGTCAAAGGAGACAAGTTCAAAGAGCGCCGTTACTTAGTCCCCGGGTTCGACCGGAATGACTTCCTTCCGAACATCGTTGAATATATGGATTTCAACACGGTATCCGGGAACAAGAAGGTCACCCGTGCTCGGGGAGAACTCCACCTGGAGCGGGAAGAACTCGATTCGAATCCTGAAATGCGTAAGAGAATGGAGGATGAACTCAATTACACCCTGAGTAACCAAACAGAGTTCAACACTCTCAGGAAAGCTATTTTTTACTACTATCTCGGCGGTAGCTTCCGTCATGTTGTACAGAACGCGGTGCAAATCCCACTTAACGGGATTAGTCAAATGGTCTCCGACGGTGGCGGACTCTCCTCCTATGGTCATTTCGCTAAAGGTGCCAAGCTCGCTGCTAAGTACGGTTTCAAGGGTACCACCGGGGACCAGACCATTGACATTCTCTTGAAACAAGCTGAACGCGATGGTATATCTTTTCAGACGGCACTGGAGAACCCAATTCATGAGAGTGTGGATTTGCAGAATGCTCTCGACTCTATTAATGCTCAGAGTGAGGGGACGAAGACATTCGGGAAGAAGATTAGTTACTTGGGAACACAGTCACTCAAGGCTTTTGAGCGGTTCATGCAGAGCACTTCCGCCGCAGCAGAAGGAGCAAACAGAAAAACTACATTCATTGCAAGTCTGCTGAAACAGAGGGCAGATGGGGTTAGTGATATGCGAACTCTCTACGGGGAAGCCAGTAAATTTACGAATTATGTAAACTTTGTTGGAGACAAGCCTAACCGGCCAGGTTTCATGATTAAGAGTGGAGGGACAATCTGGCATGGACCAGTTTCGGTCTTGTCTGCAATGCAGTCGTTTACCCTGAATCATATCAGCCAGCTTTACTCGTTCTGGAAGAAGGGTTTCCAGCAGGGGAGCAGTAATGACAAGAAGGCTTTCTATACCGGAATGGCTCACCTGCTCGCTTTCTCTGGTTCAATGGGAATGATTGGTGCAGCTACAGCGGAAGCAGTCTTTGAAGAGATGACTGGTATATCCCTCAAACGTGCAATGAGAGAGGGAATGGTTACTGCGATGACTTCACTCTCCGATGACGAGGAGGATAAGACTGGCCTGGCTAACTTCGCTGACCGAGTTTCTGATGGAGTGCTAGGAGGAATACCGAATATCTTCGGAGTCGACGCTAGCAACTCAATCGGGCTGGGTTCTCCGCTCATTCGTTACCAAGCTGGTCAGCCAATTACCGCTGAGCAATTCGGTGGACCAGCAGCGGGTATGATTGGCCGGGTGGTGGACGGAATCGGTGAAATCAAAGCAGACCCATTCAACCCTCAGCAGTGGTGGAGTGCCACCAGAAGTGCAGCACCTGCTTTTCTCAGCCAGGCACTGAGGGTGTTTGATGTGCTCTCCAAGGGAACAGTGGTCGACAAGAATCAGCAGCCTGTTAGTGACCCACTTGGAATCTCAGGTTCCGTCGCTACTCTGGCAGGATTCACCCCTACGCAGGTGTCTAAGCAGCGCCAGTTTAACAGCGAGATTTACAAGAGTAATAAGAAGAGTGCCGATGAGTATCAGCGTGTTGTGAGAAATATTAGTAAGCATTTGGATGATTTTTACACTGGAGGAGATGAGGAGGCGTTGTTAAAAGCGAACCAGATGTTCTCTGATTACTTGAGTTCCGTAAGCGGACTGCAGGATAGGAGCGAGTTTGTCCAGGCTATCACCGACCAGCTTGAGGAGTTTGAAGGCAGAGTTACCAAGCCCGCTTCCCTCAAAGGGTCGGCTGAACGGCAGCGACTTGAGAAGACGTTCCCTTCAGTAAAATCCCGCGTGCCTGCAAAGACCTCCTCTCTGCTAAAGAGTCTAGAAGTTGCTTTGTCTCTGGGGCAAGATGACCTCTTATCTCAAAAGCTTGAGTCGTTGCCATCTTCTCTTCAGTCTTCAATTCTAAATGACGCACTAACTCAAGCAGGTTTGCGGCCGGAGGCAGCGGGTTTAATACAGTCGCCCGGACGCGTGGGGCATCTTGGGCCGAACTTAGACTTGTCGGCGTTGTCTGGCCGGTAGTTAATAATACCTCCCACGTTTCGTCAAGCTCAGCTTTGTTAAGGTCATGATACATGGCCCCGACGAACTGGGCTTTTGTCATGCCCGCTTTCCCGAGTTGACGAATCTTATCTAGTCCTTTTTCGGAAAGAGCTTTAAGTTCATTTCTTCCAATTCCCGAGAATACGACTTCAAGACATCGTTCACTCTGGCCAAGAAAGTCAAATGCTGCTCGTATAACGTCTTCGGTAATAACCCGCGATGAGTCAATGCCTGCACCAAGGCACATTGCAATTTTAAGTGCAAGTTCATGTTTTGAAGTAAAATAGCTTTGTATTTTCTCGCTATATTCCTTCGCTTCGTCTTGGATTTTAGCATACTTATCTTTGTAGTAGAGACGAGCTGGCTTGGTAAGCTCATACTGACCGATGATTTGGAAGATACGTTGACTTTCGTTGGCTAGAACTGCTAACATTTCAAGCTTTTCAGGGGTGTTCTGTGGCCAGTCATTTAAGCAGGCTCGCTCACTTTCTAGGGCAAAGATGACTCGGCGAGAGAAGCCATCAGTAATGACGTCGTTTCTCAGCTTGTCCGTAACCCAGCTAGGAGTACAGCAGCCGAGCATTGAGAAGTAGGGATTATTGATGGTAACAAATCCCCCTTTTCTCGTTGCTTCTTTGAAGATGGGTTCATCCCAGATGGCAGTGAGAAAACCGACCATTTGGGTGTTGATGTGTTTACCGCCGAGAAATTGCTCTAACTCTGTTCCGAACGAACTAGCCTGCCAATAGGAGATGTCCTGGCCCGCTTGAGTTGCCATGACTTTGTTAGCTGCCATAAAGTCGATTAGGGCTTCCCTACTACTTGACTCTGCTGCTACTGGCACTTCCTTCACTAGCCTAACAAGCCTCTTGGCTATGTTCATAGCAGTACTCTTTCTAGTGCCAGGAGTGCCCACAAGAACAATATACAGATTGGGGAAAACGGTAAAATGCCCTTGTGGGATTTGACACTTTTTACCAAGTAGTGCACTGATAGCACCCAAAGCACTCCAAGCGTGGAAATTAGCAGGAGGTTCAGTCCCGTCGGCATATGCGGCGTATAGTTGAAAGAAGTTAGGCATCAGGTTTCATTGATTCCCGACAGGCGTCGCGGACCCGCTCGCTTTGTGCCAGTGATTTAATAGAGACAATTTGGTAGTGGGCATCACGGAGAAGTTCTTTCTTCCACTTTTCAAGCAGTTCCTCCACGAGGACTAGCTGCTCGTTGGTCGACCTGCCGTTACCTCCGAAGAGGTTACTTAGTTCAATGGCCAGTTCTTGGGTCTTCATCTTTTTCTACTTCTCTTTCAACTTTCCTTTCGTCTTCTTTCAGCATTCCGTTAAGGAGTTCTAAGTAGTTAATGGCGTCTTTAATACGTCCACGTAGACCCTCACTGTTATCGACTGGGTGTATAGGATTGACTTTAATTGCCCGCTTAATAGTCCCGATGTGCTTAAAAGCGTAGACGGACCAGATTTGGTACTTAGTCAGTCCCAGGTCATCACCCTCTGATTTAAAGTTGGCGAAGGCGTCATCGTCGCCAGAGTAAGCTTTGCCTTTAGTGGTGAGAAGTTTAGTCCTCTCCTGGGTTAGAATTCTAGTCTCCTCGAAAAACTGTGTTCTATTCATAACTTTATCAAATTTTAATAATGTTTTCTGAGCTGAAATCGTCTGCTTCTGGCGGCTTGGCAGACTCGACTACTGGCAGGTTTTCCGGGACTGGTGGTCTCATGGCGAAGAACACCCGCTTGGTAGCACGAGCATCGTAGAGAGCGTTGTGGTCTCCTTCGAACTCTGCTCCGAAATAGTGCTTGTGTATCTCTTGCAGCTTGGGCCACTTGTAGCCAGAGCCGCGTGAAGCAGGGAGTTGACAAATCGGAGTTCCCTCTTTCATCGTGCAGAAGCCGGCCATCTTAGTGAAGGGAGATGGGATAGTGTAGATGTTAAATTCATTCAGCACCCTGGAAGAATCGAAGGTGAAGTTGTGGCAGATTATCAGCTTAGTCTTGACCAGCATAAGGTTCAACTTAGCCAGGACTTGTAACATTGGCACTCCCTGGTCATAGCACATCTGCTGTGTTATCCCATGATACCCAACGAAGCGGTCGCAGATATACCACCCGTCCGGATAGATAAGATGGTCGAGAACTTCTAGTTCATTCCCATCTTTATCGGTTAAAATAGCGGATAGCTGAACTACCCGCTGGGCTACTGGGTCGCTGGTTTCTGTGTCTAGGAAGAGGTACATGTTATTTCCCGTAATGTCTAATTGATAGGTTCTGTTTAGTTATGGTTAAAGGCTGCCAGACTATTGCCTCTTCTATCCACATGTCTTGATAGGAAGACTCTCCTGTTTTAATTCTAACTAACATCTGTGTGTTAATAGAAGACCTAATGACAAAGGCTTGTGGGCTTCCATAGTCACTCGTCTCCGTAAATCCCAGTTTCACACTCTCCCCAGTTGGGACCATAATTGGGGTCAAAGGGGATTTTGAAGTGGGTGCCCCAAACTTCGCTATCGAAGTCCGTGGCTTTCGTGAAGATTTCGCGAACTCTTTCGATTTCGTTTTCATGGAAAGCTAGGTCGCACTCATCGTGGACCTGATTCATTGGTTGGATTATGAGAGAAGTAGTCTTATCACGACGGTTGTAATCGTCGAAATAGAGGTTATGCAAAGCACGATTAGTAGCGTATGCGGTATTGTTCTGCGGGATGAGTGATAGACCCACCCTTGTACGATGATTATCAGCGCGACCAAAAAACACGCGGCGCATACCGGAAGGACAATCAATGTATCCGTGGCTATTGATGAGAGTGGGAATGTGGGCATACAGCTTCTCCAGACCTGGATACCGCTTGAGGTAGAGCAGGCGTTTTTTCTCACATTGTTTAATTGGGACAAATAACTCCGCTTTCGACTTTTGAAAAATGGTGATGTGCATTGTCGGAGCAGTCATCATGTAGTTAGTGCCATGACTAACTGATTTATCCGTATCGTAAATCTGCTTACCCTCCTTGGTTTTCAGGAACGGTTTGTGGAGTTTAAGAAGCGGTTTAAGTTTTTCTTGACTCCAGCCAATAACCTCTTCCCCCACGATAGTTGCGAGGGAGAGGATTTGTGCTGGCTTAAGACCACTAAGAAGGTCTTTGAGCATAGTATCGTCGCCGAGAAGCGAGAGTTGTCCTGCAACCGTCCAAGCATCTGCACCTTCAAGGTCGCATTTACCCCAAACCATGCCGTAACCTGCCGTGAAAAGGTCTCTATCTCTTCTATCGACGTTTTGGGGCTGAACACCCAGGCCGCAGTAGGGCTTATAACCAGAAGCTCGCCCTGTTTCAGTGCCAATGAGGTTAAAATTCCAGTAACATTCTCCGTTTGGGCCAAGACGTATTGCATTGAGGGAAGATAGTCTTTTGATTTTTTTACGCAGCAGGGCAGCGGTCATAAGGGCTGGTAGGTCAGGATATTCGCGGGCGGTGTAAGCGAGGGCCAGGAAATCAGCAGTCTCCTTCTCCTCAATCGAACCGTCATCTTGCTTAACCGGCTTGTAACGAACTGGTAGACGAAGGTCTCGATAGAGCCACTCCTTCATCTGCTTAGGCGAAGTGACTTTTATTTTTCTCCCTGCTTGTTCCTCCAGGAGTTTGGCCTCACTCGCCGTTTCGAGTGTAAGTTTAGAAACCCTATCCCGCAGTTTATCTCTATCAACGACACATCCTCGTAGCGACATATACTGAAATATGCGAGAGCACCGTATGTTGAATTTATAGTGCGCACGAACGGCAGGGGGCAGTTCCTTAATCTCCTTTCCAGTTGACTGTGCGACCTGTATGGTAACGCAGTTATCACGCCCGTTATAAATGAATTCACGGTCTCGCGGTACTTTTCCACTCCTGGCGAGCTTGAGTTCGTTTTTCCAATAAGAGACATCGAGATGTATAGATGCACAGAAACTGAGAGACTTTTCAAGCTCCGTGTAGATTTCCCAGAAGGCGAACATGGTATCATCCACTGCGTGCATAAGAATTTTGCAGTGGTAGGCGGCAAACCAGTGGTCATATTGACAGATGTTGTGTCCTAGTTGAGGGCAGCTCTCTAGTGCCTTAGCCACGAGACGCCATATAACGATTTCCTCTTCGAGTGAAAAGTAATGCTTACCCCCTTCGCGGACAAACGGTATAACAAAAGCTTTCTTTCCATTGATACCAAATCCAATACAGGTAGCCAGACTATACTTTCCAAGGATGGAGTCCACCGATTCCCAGTCCGTAGAGATATAAGGACGGCGTTCAATGAGCATCTGTAGGAACCGGACACACTCGGGAAAGGTTGGTGCATAAGTTATCTCCAGCTTCTCTTCTGTCCAGCCGTTGATGGCATACCTGGCTGCTTTGCCAAAGTCACTTTCAACGACGGCATAGTAGTCGAATTGGGAGTATAGTTCCCTCGGATGGAAAGTGGCTATTGAGGGAATACCCTGCCAGAGAAAGGGAGCACCCCTCTCGGAGTCAACTCCATCCGCACCTCGCTTGAAATGCCGGAGAGTCTGACGGCCAAGAAATATAAACGCCTTGGGCGGGTGAGTCTTAAAAGTCTCTACTATCTGCTCGAGACTTTGGGTGACATAAGCCTGCTGTTCGACGCTGATAAAAGCGTTAGCGGGGAAGAAGGGAACTAAGTTCGTTTGGACACACTCATCAAAGTTTAGTTTCGCCGTCCTACACAGACCTTTCAGCGTACCATAGTGTGCATTCGCGAAAGGTAGACTAGTTCTTCCATCATAAGGGAAGTCCCCAATAACGTATACCCCATTAAAGAGTACTGGAGGAAGATAGATAGGAACATTTTGCTGTTGGCTGGTCTCTTCAGGGACCGGCGGTTTGATATTCATTTAATAGGTTAGAGAGACTTTTATAAAGTGATATTTGAACCATGTCAGGAACTAGGTTCATCCCGATGATGTGGTGGCCTAGACCTGGGTACTCACGGAGAATTAACTCAATCCGCTTGTGCTCCAAGTTAACTTGGAAGGTGTATTCAGCATCCGAGTCTACTATCTTGACTGTCTTTTTAGCGTGCAATCGGTGGTTAGTTTATCGTCTCTCAACCTTTCGAAATTTGGATTACGGAGAGAACCGTCGTGGAAGCGGCCTTTACCGGAGACTAGGCAGACCGTGAAAAGTGTCAGTTCTCTACGTCCCCAGAAGTAGTCTCTCATCTCATCAGTGAATCCTCCTCCGCAGTTCATAACCTTCACCAGCTTCCCGTTCTCGTCGTATTGAGACAGCTCAAACGCACCTAGCCTGCCTTGATGTTTCCCTTTACCCTCTACCCACCCAGTAATGATGAAATCATCTTCGACAGTGAACTTGAGTTTTTGCAGAACAGCAGTCCAAGTAGAACTCCAGCTTCGAACAATAATACCTTCATAACTATCCCGTAGCTGTATCCAAAACTCACCGAGCTTGGAGAGACTGTAGCAGGGCACAATAAAGAATGGCTCACCGAGTTCCTGGCAGATTGAGTTAGCGGTAACGTAGCGTCTTTTATAGGGAAGCTGACTAAGGTCCTCTCCTTCTCGGAGTAGACAGTCAAATATGAACAGCTTGCCAGACAGGTCCCGCTGTTTACTCCACTGAGAGCCAAACATGAACTCACCGATGAGGACGATAGGCTGTCGGGAAGTGATGGGTAATGTCCTACCAATCGTGAAAGATTTCTTGTATTCACCGGTTTTGGAGTAGACAGTAGCGATGTCGTCGAGGATGACTACCTTGGCCCAAATCCCATCGTATTTGATTTGCAGTAAACAATCTGCTGGATTTATCGGAGGGATGAGAGCGTCGGGAGTAGCTACCTCCACGTAATCCTGACATTCAAATTGGGGGTAGGATGACATGGTGGAGGTAGTGAGGATTATTTTCTAGTTCAATTCTTTTCTGTGCTCTGTGAGAATCGATACGAGATATACTAATCTGGTTAAGATTGGTTAACAAACTAATCGAAAGCAAGAAGTGCCCTAATTCTTTCTCCAGGTCTCGTCTGTTATTGTATGTAGCATCTTGTGTAGCAGCGAAGAAACCGTGGCGTTTGACCTTTGCTATGGCTTGAATAACCTCAGCGGCCTCCTCCTGTATAAGGTCAAGAATCTCAACCTCTTCAAAGGTTAATCCGTTAAATAGGTGGAGTGAGGACATCGTCGAGAATATTTCTTTGGTTAATCTGCTCAGCTACGTAGTTGACTCCGCTAGCGATATGTTTCTTATCCAGTTCAATACCAATTGGCATCCTCCCAAGTTTGAAAGCAGCGGCAAGACAACTCCCCTCGCCTGCGAATGGGTCAACAACATTTTGACCCTCGGTCGAGACAGATTCAATAAGATACCGCCAAACTTCATACGGTTTAGGGAAAGGGTGAGTTGCTGTGCTGACAGCCGGAGCAAGTATGTAATTCTTAGACTGCTTGGTTTTAAGCATAGACTTTTCACTTCTCCGCATGAAATAACATACCTCAGTTGACTTAGTAATGTTGCATTGCGATTGCTGGTTCGAACAAGACGTTGTTTTACACCATGTGAGAGGCCATCTCTGCACTCGCCAGCCGACGGCCTTCGCCCACCCAGCGATTTTTTCGTGGTGGTCAAGGTCGTACCACATACAGAGGAATCCGTCTTCTGCAATTGTGTCATAAGCGACGCGGATAAATTCAGGAATGAGTCGAAGGTTATCCTCGACCTGGTGCGTATCTTGTATTCTCTCCACGCTCTCTTGCGAGAGGTTATCCATGTTGATAGCATAAGGTGGGTCGCAGACGATGTGATTTATGAGAGTAGTCTTAGCAAGCAGTGGAAGCAGTTCAAGTGCAGACCCGTGGTGGTAGAAGGCAGCCACATCTGACGGCGTGAATCGTAGTCGACCAGGCTTTTGTAACGAATCAGCTTGCGAACCTGTGCCTCCGAGATTTTCTGACAGATTGACCTGGCCTCCAACGCTGACCTCTCCTCGGTCGCGTGGAGCAAGAAGTCCTTCGGTACTCCCATTAGTCGGTCGACCTCCTTTAGCATCTTGCTCCGCACGTCGAAGATGGATTCGTCGCATTTGTTCGGCTTGAATAAGGTCAAGGTCTCTTCCAGCGAGTACTTTACAGGCGTCGAATAGGTTTTCCGCTTTTGTGATTTCTTCATCTTTGTTGAGTAGCAACTCGGCTACGGTTATAGCTGTGCTGACTTGAGCTTGAACCATGTTCAGCAACTTACCAGTCATGCTCTGTGTCCAGTTATCACCCTCCATGAGAGCAGTTCGCTTCTTGGCTTTGTGATACTTGTAGATGCCAATGACCGTCTCCTGCCAGGTCATGCTCTCCCGTTGGATGTTCTCTTCTAGCTCTACCACTATTCGCTGGTCATCCGAGAGCCGGTTGAAGATGGTGACTGGTATCAACTGGAAATCCGCTCCATGAACTTTATCAGATTTTAATAAAGTTAGAGCAGCCATCCTTCGTCCGCCAGCGAGCAGGCGATACTTACCATCCGCTTGTTCCTCGACCACTGGAGGGTGGAAGAGTCCATTTTCCAGGATAGACGCAGCCAGCTCTGGCACGCTGTTGACGGAAACCCTCAGCCGGTCTTCAATGAGGATAGACTCGAATGGAACTAATTCACTTGGTTTCATCGACTTGTATTTCGCCAGCGTAGAAGAGAGTAAAGAGGGAGGGAAGTAACTCTGCTACCAGAAGAGAGCTAACTCTCTCTGAGACTATGTTCATACCATCGGTAGACATATTCTGGATGAGGAAGAGTACAAACTCTTCGCTCTGGTGGACGATACACTTAATTATCTCCACTGAGAAACCTACTTCCTGCTTGATTATCTTCACTTCTACATCAAGCAGCAGCGGGTCGTCTTTACCATAGGAAAGATAGTAAGCAGGATTTTTGTATATTGAAATTTTCGACATTTAGAATTCTTTTTTAACTAGTTTAGATTGAGCATGGTTAAAGTCCATCTTCGCGATGACACAGCAGGCGACGTTCAGGTTCATCCCTTGGGAGATGTCGAAGATGCGGATGATAATGTCGGCCAGGGCCTCCTCTGCACGAGAGAATTCATCCAACCGCTTAGACGGGCCGTCGCCGACTGTGATAGTCTCCAGCGCAATTCCCGCATCTTGGTAAATCTTACAAAAGACCTCAGGGAAGTTCCTCTCTTTGTCCCAGTGGCCGAATCGACGGGAAATCTTATGTGCTTCCCGCTCACCGAGAGCAAGACCGGCCAGGATTCTCGTGCGAATCCCAGCGTCTATCATTTCACTTTCAGCTACTTTGGTTTGCATATTATTTATCCCACTCACCACGAAGGTAACGAGTTTCAACTGGAATATTTCTACTCTCAGAGTCAGCTATCCCTATTTGCATACCAAGAGAGATACCACGGTCAGCATAGACAACTGTTTTCTTAGCTAGTCGTCGCCAGATGAAACCTGTTTCCAGACCCAACTTTCTCTCTATTGGGTCTGAGTCGTTCAGGACACCTGGCTGAGTATAAAGCAGATGACTAGCGAATGGAGCTTCACGACGTAGTATACAATCTCTCATACATGCTCTACCGTATCTGATATTCTCTTTAACTACTGCTTTATCGAATGAACCAAAAGGACTTTCTAAAATTACGGGAATCATTGTACCTAAGAAGCCCGCTCCCAGTTACGAGAGCGGGCCAGTTGACGGGGTACGCTGGAAGAGTTAGAACGGAGGTGGAGTGAAGGTGTCGTCGTCCGGGAGTGGAGTTACCCGACGGACGTCATTTCCTTCCGGGTATGTCTTGCCAGTCTTTGTGTCTTTCTGTTCTTCCTTGTGCTCGACCTTAATCATCACAATCTTATTGAGCAGGTGCGAGTCTTCCAGGTCATCTTCTGGCGGGTGTTTAACTGCGACAGCCAACTCTTTCATAGCCTTGTCGGGGTCATAGTCCGGAGTGGGAACCATGGAGTAATTGCGAGTGACACAAACCTGGCCCCTGTTCACAATCTCCTTCCCGTCCTTGTATCCGTAGACGGAATTGTCCAGGATACGATACATAATAACTAGGTTATTGCCATCTCCCTTGTTATTCTCCTTCAGTCCTACTTTGTCAATGCGGGCGTGGTACACCCCTTCCGCGATAATCGGTATCCCAATCTCGACGTCTTTTAGCGATTTTACGTTTAGTTTCACTGTTGTTTTGTTTTTGTTTTATGTGCAGCCTTTGGTAAGGCTTAAAGTTCAGTGGGTTTCTGCTTGTCTTCCAAAGCGGAAACCTCTCTAGCTACCTCTGACTCTAGAAAGAGTTTCAACCTGATATTGGTCGGTGGAGGAGTGAATTCATGTCCTTCATACTTCCCATTCTTCAGCTTAACAAGCACTTTTATTTTATCACAGTAGCCTGTGTGACAGAGCTTATTAGCCTGGTTATAATCCATATCATAGTGATGCCACTCGTAGACATCAACCTTTTCAAGCTGTAACAGGGGCATACGGGAGTCCTTCATTGAGTTGTTTAAGTATGCTAGGGAATTCAACGTCCCAGTCGAAGTCAGGTGGGAGGACCAGAGAAGCCTTAGCCGTGTGATAATCATTTGGGAGAGTTCTGACCCAATAGTCGACTCCTCCAGGTTTTTTAGCGTCTTTAGTTGGTTTAGTGTAGACTCGCCAGACATCGGTGAAATAGAGGTCGAAGTTGCTTTTTGTTTGTCCGCCAATGGAAAGGAGGTAACGGACTTTGTTAGTCAGTTTCTCCTGGAGTATGGTCTCATGAGCTAGGAAGACCACGTGCTTATCGAGGTCGTTAGCGCAGAGGAGGTGCTCACCCAGCCATTTCATGTAACGAGAGAACTCACCCCACTGCTGAATCTCCACTGCCTTCCCTGGGTCGTCTGTCTTCAGAATCTTGTCCATCAGAGCTTCTGCCATAGTGGTGAGGGAATCCTGAATCAGCGTTCCCACACTCTTATCGCTTCCCACTTCTTCTAGCTGATGGATGAAGTTGCCCCAGACCTCAATGTCCTTAATCTGGTTTCCCTTCTTGTCCTTTCGTGGGTCTTTGATTTTGATAACCCGACGTATCTCTGCTGGCAACTTCCGCAAGCCAGACAGATTATTATCCCAGTTCCAGATAACCGGGCGAGGAAAGTGAGCAGCCTTCCACGTCTTCCCAGACCCGCTGTCTCCTTTCAGGAGGAGAGTAACCGGCTTGAGAGCTGTGTCGAGTGAGTCGTATATGATTGGTTCACTCATAGCTTCAGCTTCTGAGTTACACCGCAGTTAACTACCGTAATACAACCCTCGCTGTCCTTAACCTGGTCTAGCACATCGAGCAGGCCAAGTGCTTTACCGATGGTGTCTAAGTCCTTCGGATAGCCCAGCCGCTTTGTTAGCTGGATTATCTTCGCGGTAGACACCGTATCAAATACCACTGTCAATTTTAGTAATTCAGGCATAAAGTCTTGGGTCTCTGGTGGCTTGAATGATGTTCTTCAGGGCATCTTCAATAGTCCCGCTAATTTCAACCTCACCATCATTAAACTTAACAAAGCATCTCTGCTCGGAGTCTTCGTAAATACGGTGGACCTTGGCCAGGTTCACTAAGATACGACAGCCAGTTGGCGACTGAAACTTAATAAAAAGTATCTCATTCATTAAGCGGGCTCCACTCGGAGATGAAATAATAAGAGTCATCGAAAATCATTCTGTCTCGCATTGTTGGAGGAGTATCACAAACATCGAAGTAGGCGCACTTTCCGTATTTAGTAACGCAATGCTCCCTATTTGGAACACTTTGTCCGCTTCCGAGGAACTTGTCAAGGGCAGACACAAGGTCCCTGATACTCTGAATTGTCTCTCTTTGCCACTCTGCGATTTTCCACTCGGGATATGGGATGTCAAACATCTTAAACTCGAATCCGGTCTGACGCATAGCAAGTGCATTAATCCGCACACCGAACACCGGCATGTTATCGAATAGTAACTTTGCGAGATAACGAGCGGCAAATGTGTATCCAAGCATCTGACTGCTGCGCTCCTTATCGTCCACGAATTTCTCTCCCATAACGGTCGTAGTTTTATGGTCCACTGGAGCGATTGCTCGTTCATAGTTTGAAAGCACATCAATCTTTCCTGACCACATGATAGTAAGAGCATAAGTTCTCCCTTCGAAGGTTATCTCCACTTCCCCGAGTGGTATTGAGAAGGATTGTTCTACCGCCGGTTTGTTGTCGATTTTGAAGATGTTGAATTGTATCGACGGCATACGAGAGTATTGGAGGATATAACTCTCGAGTAGAGAGAGTAACACACGGGTGTTTCTCCTCGCATCTCCTAGGCTGTCCAGTTTGGTTACCGCTGCATCCGCTAGTGCCAACGCCCGCCAACCTTCAGCCGGGTCATCTGGGTGGACATCTTTCTTAAGTGACCAGGCTTTAAGATAGGCGTCTAGACCCGCGTGGACAGCGCCACCGAAAGCGAGCGGTGCCCGACTCTTCGCTCCCACCCTCCTCAGGCCACCACTATATAGCCCCATTGTGAAGCAGGAGTTCCATGTACAATACTCACTGTTATCGATAGTGAGAACGCCCTTTCTGATTTGTTCAGCAAAGCCGGACTTGTGGATATGCGAGAGAAAGTTTGGAGTGAATATCATAACATTATCAAATTTTAATAAAGTTTATAGCCCTAGGATACTAAGGTCAGGTTTCTTCTGAGCGGCTTTCGTCTTCCCCGCTAGGAGACTCTTCAGTATTTGTGGGCTCTCCCGAGCGGTCCTGAACTTCTTCACCATTAACTCCAACTCCTCGTCGCTCATTTGGGTTATCCTTACTCCCAACTGCTTCCGCTGCCCGAACAAACTTGATACCGGACAGGAATCCGGTAATGGTGGTGAACTCAGGTCTGGACTGTCTATCGAAGTAGTCGTTGATTCCATTTGCTTTTAACTCCTTTGCTAATTTAGAAACTATGTGGCCAAGAAAGAAAGAGCGGAAACCTGGCTCAGGGAAGACGTGGCAGAGTAGTTCCCAATCCTCCTCGACAGCCACCGCTCGCGGGCGGCACAGTGGTTTCTTAGCGTCTATAAAGTGGTCGATATAACTCATTTCTTCCTCCTGAATAACCTTATCGCTCCCAGCGTCAACAGGATGAGACCGAGCGCCAGCATTGTTAAGTAAAAGAATCCTTCCACTGTTAACCAGAGATTCACCAACCAATCGGGAAAAAGTGGGGAATTGCCCATACATAAAGAAACCCTCCCCATTTTCACAGGGAGGGCTATCGCTAGCGGGAGTTGGTTGATATCAGACGTTCAACGCAGCCTGTGCCGCGGCTTCCTGCTGTGCCACGACAATCTCGCGCACCTTGCCAGCAACGGCGAACTTGAGTTCGTCCTCGGGCATACTACCATCGATTTCGTACTTCTGACAGAAGGCGTCCAGCTTCTCTTCGGTGACCAGTTGGTCATAGTAAGCCAGCCACTTCTTCGCCGGTACACCAGCGCCGCCAGCGCCACGTGTGCCAGGGGTGTAATCCACTGGGATAGCAGCGCAGACGCTGTTGATTTTGCTCTCATACTGCTTGAGAGAGCCAAGCTCAGTTTCGAGCCGGGCAATGTAAGCAGCGTCCTTCTCGATGATAACTTCCTTCTCTTTATCACCGGTCTTTTCCTTCATCGTCTTCTGCTTGAGCCCGGTCTCCTTGACCAGCACGCTCACGATATTCCGACGGAGGATGGTGTAGTGGGAATGAGCGAGGACATTATTAATGTAATCCTTCCTCACCGCTTCTTCACTACCCGACTTTTCAATGCACTCCTGCAAGGTTTCGCAGATGCCAGTCACCTGGACGTTGAAGCCGAGCAGTTCTTTTGTTTCGTTTTTCATATCACTTACTGTGGGTTGTTTTGTTTACGATTGCACCTAAGAGGTACAATAAAATGGAAACCGGCTGACTAAGTAGCAAATAGGGCTTGTGAGTCAGCCGGCTCTTAGCTAGTCTCTTTGCAGGAATACCTGCTCTCATGACGGCACTGGTCATTTGCGCCTACTTGTTGCACCTCATTTTCTCCCTTCTGGGTAGAGTTCTGGGGCGTTACCGCCTCCATTCTATCCAACATCAGGAGTAGGTGACTGACTTCATTATGCGAGTGAGACTAGGAAGATTAATCAAGAATGCAAGTCTTTTCTTGTCGCTCGAAGAGGCTGTTCTTTCCAAATCCACTCTAGAAATCTATCGTGAGGTGGACCTGAGACAATTGCAACCTGCTTGTAATTAGGCGTTTTATGTTTCGCTGGCGAGTTTTGTTTGGGCATAAATTATTTGCTGTCGTCATCTAACATTAAGCCGATTATGATACCTATCACAAATGTGATTACACAGATGCAAATCAAAGGTATCTCTGATATAATCATAAAGTAAAGTGGACGGGTGAGGTATACCCCACAAGCCTGCAGTCCCAGGCCCTTACTTCTCTTAGTTTACGTCGCGCATAGCAAGGATATTCGACGGGAAGATACACATTGTTAACGGAGCGACATCCAGTGTCTCCGGGCTTTAACCACACTACCAGGTGGCTGCTTTGGTTGCATTGAACCTTAGAGTCTTTAACGGTAGCTCTAGAAACCTAGGGTCAGAAACCTTGCGGCTCCTTTTAACGGGTTATCCCTGTCCCGCCGTTTGATGGTGCCCTCATTGGAGTCCTACTCCAGAATGACTTCTCGTAACGGAAAGTGAAGCGGAGGCAGGTTTCGAACACCGACTCCGCTAAGCCTACTATCGCCGGACTTATGATTGCCGTCGACATCCTGTGCTCAAGGATGGGTTACTCACAAGGAAACCGATTATCCAAGCAGAGTCCGCGTTCTTCACCAGCCGTTCCCTACCTGCGTCCGCGTTTCCTTGTGATATAAGTCAAAGAACAAAATTGGTGGCACAGCCCGGATTTGAACCAGAAGTCCCGAAGGCCATCAGCCCGTTAAGGAAGCAGCCCGTGACACTGTGCCTAACGCTGGTTAGTTTCTCTAGCACAAACTCATCCGACTTATTTTTATGGATTTGTTAGCATCTAACCAGCGACTGCTTCTTTTCCTAAAGTTAGCAGCAACCCAACGCACTAGAGCGGCCCTATCCCCAACAAAGAGGATAGGGCCTACTGTCTAGCACCGGCTACTTTATTCAGCAGCGGTAATTTTAGCCAACACTCTCTCCCGATACTTTTTCATCTTCCACCTTTTGCAGTAGATGGCGTTCTTTGGGTGGAGCGGTCTCTTTCTCTTCTGGACGGTGGAGGAACAGTTTCTCTCTGAGGATGTAAGGTTTCCGCTCGATGGTGGAACTTCTTGACATGGCAGCGAAGCAGTTCTGTCTATTCCGCTGCCACTTTGTAATCTGCTTCTCTCCGTCGAAGATGGCATAGTGTTTAACCAGCTTATCGCCAGGTTGAAGTTTCATTTTGACAAATCCAGTATCGACAAATCCACCGCTTGCTTACGCCGCATGTAGGGTTTGAATGAACCGCCTAGCTTAACCTCTGCTCCCTTGTCCCACCAGCGGAGAGTGCAGCCTCGGAACTTCCGATTGAGCGGAGGCAGGCACCTCGTGGCAAACCAATCCTCCTCCATTTGTGGGATTTTGTGGCTATCACTATAGAACGGAGCCAACTCATCCAGCTTCTTAATGTCGAGTTCAAATCTCACTACCCTCCCCTTTTGCAGAAACGCACGGAAGGAGGCTGCCTGCGGCTGGAGTTTTAAGCGGCTCTTACTTACCTGGCCAGTCTCTAAATTAATCGTTCTAGTGAGAACAATAGTAGCAGCTATCTTCCGGTGGACGCATTCCACGATGGTCGGGATATTACCCAGCCCATAAGCCTCAAGCAGTATTACTCTCGCGAGCGGAGTGAGGACATACTGCCTGCCTTCAAGTAACTCCTCACCGGAATCCGGCAAGACCATGGGGCGAAAGCCATCCCCACTTATATATTTATCACTCATAGATTGTTGATTCGCATTTCTAGGTTAAATTGGAATCCTGCTCACGAAAGGGAGCATATCAGAACATGCTATAATATGCAAGCATGTTCTGCTAGGTGGCTCAACTTCCTTGACCAGGATAGGTCTTCCCGTAAGAAAGCTTATCGTGTTTTTTCTTATCCTCACTGTCTTCATTAACAAATGTTATTAAAGCCGGATGTGAGGGAAGGTATTGTTGTTCCTGATAATGACGAGTGAAATTGTAAAACTCTCCATCACGAAAGGTCAGCTCTCCCGCGAGAGCACCATTGATGTAGCACTTCACTTTGATGTGAGCGCCTTCCTTTCGGTAGTACCAAATCATTCTTCGTTCTCCTTTACTATTTTCCACTCAACTAGCAGTGGGTGTTTATCATCGTCTAGCTCTAGGTCACAGTTGGAGTAATCCCCACCGCCAGGCACTTTTATCTTGATGGTAATCTGCTTATCTTCCGTGCCATGTGGAATGATATACGCCTCTTTTAGAAGAGTGATTAAGAAGCCCTTCGCCAGTGAGACTGAGCCTTCGGTGGTAACGATAACTTTCTTTTTGACTTTGATTTCCATGTTATTCCTTCGTCTCTTGTTTTAACAAATCTTTTAACCTAGTGAGGTACCTGTCTAAAATCACTTATCACCGCTGGTTCCAAGCAGATTGTATTACTCGCTTTAGCTGGGTCATGATTACCAGTGGTCAACACTACATGATATCCATCGAAATGTGCATAGACGCCATCGCCTAGATATTGTGAGTGAGCAAACATAAACTTTATTAAATTTTGATAAAGTTATCGTCTCACCGGCCTACTACGCCAGTGAGGGCGAACGGTGAATTGATTGACGAAGTAGTAGTGATGCAGATTATTAATGTTCGGCATGGGAATTGACTGGCCAGTTCGACGAGTCTCCCGTTTGTACTTAGCGAGCAGCTCTGGTATTAATGCGCGTTGTTTAGCTGTCATGTTATTCTAGTTGAGTTGGGTCTTCAGCGACACGATTCTTCGGTGGCAGTGCAGGCAGAGCGGCTACCTTCACCTTGTTGCTAACAATACGATTGAGGTCAGCGGTGAGCTGGTTGATTTGCATCAACAGGGTATCCCGGTTCTTAGTAGCGGAGATAAGTCTCTCCACTTTGTTCTTCAACGCAGCAGCTACCTGATTCTCTGCGTTACGGATAATAGAGTCGACGTTCACAGTGGGGCAATGTAGTTATTGGTAGGATACAGCTTATCCATCACCTGCTTAAGACTCCCCCGGACAATGAGACCAGAGCCAGGGTTGATATCGCAGGTGTAGATGACACAGCAGTCTGTGTAATCTTTCTTTTGGTTAACCAGAGCTAACCGAGTCTGTGTTATCCCAGCCACTTTAGTGGCCAGAATCATACAATCCTTATCATCTATGTCTTTGAATATAATCACTTGTATTTACTTTGTTTGTGAGGCTTTCCCCATTTTAGTTTACCTGAGTCAAAATCATCCACCTTCTTGTTGAGCAGCTTAACTGGCATACCTTGCCTCCAGTTAGTAGCCCAGCCGTTGTATGGGAAGTCTAGTCTCTTCGCCCTATCGATTGGGATGGTGGCACACAGCTTACTACCCTCGTAGAAGCAGAGATAAGTCCTCCCACCTATGTCCTCCATGGTGACAGAGCGGCCAGACTCACCACTCCCCTTAACTCCCTTTGGCATTAGGTTCCTTGGGTGCGAGCACCATGAGGTTTAGATTGCAAGCAGTCATAGCGTTTTCCAAGCAGTCTTTCAGGTGAGGCATGGCTGCTAACTTATCCTTATCGACTCGCTCAATCATCTGCACTACCATTATTAACTGAGTACGAAAGAGAGCACTGCCTTCGACCAGCTTCTGTTGTTCAACCATGGCCATACCAGTAACATAAGCGTCTTCTATATTAGTCCCGTAGTAGCCAGTTCCCGGTGGTGAGTTCTTAATCTTCACGAGATACTCTCCCTCCCTTGTTCTAGTTAATACTACTCCCACTTCCCTCAAGGCAAAGTAGGCTTCTGAGAACTTTGATTCTGGTGTTGGCATGTTATCTGTTTCTCCTTTAGTTTTAGACCTAGCTTAGTTAACCCGTCGAGGAACCAGGCGGGTGGGTTGTTGTTAGTTTCTAAATGAGCCTCAACTTCATTCTGCTGTTCTTTAGTGAGAGAGTTGAAGTAATCTTTGACCATAGCACCCGCTAGAGCTTTAGGGAACCAGAGTGGTATTTCTTTCATCTGTTAATGTGCGTTATATAAACTGCGTGCGAAATCGGGCGAGTCGCACCTTCAGATTTAGTTTTCATATTGTTTAACAATGTCGTTAACTCTCTTAAAATAAGCACTTTCTTTCTCTCCTTTGAATTTAGTCTTTATCAAGGCTGCTAAATAATCACCTGCTTTCTGTAATCCCCAAGCCTTAGCAACTTCAGCCAGGCGTTTATAATTAGCGTTGGATATTCTGACTTTGATTATTTTCATGTTAGCAGCCTAGTTAGCATCGCCAAACCCTTCTCGGTCAATTTGAGAAAGTGGTTCTTATTAGTTAGTATTCCTTGCCTCTCAAGGTTACCGATGATTAGATTATGACGGTAAACATCCTCCATGTTCTTATCAATCGCCATCCACACATAGCTAGAGGGCGAGCCAGATGGTCCGATGGCTACAAGATACATTGCAACCAGTTTAATAACTTCTTCTTTAGTCATATTGTTTATTGGCCGGCTCTTTCCTCTCAAAGTGAGCATGAATCCGGCCAGCCAGCAGACAATCAGAAATCCCTTCGACTTGCAAGCTAAATCCTCCACATCCTTGCATCCTCCCAAACATTATTAAATTTTAATAAAGTTCCTTATTACTCTCCACTCAGCGAGGGCATTGTTTACAGTGTTGGCAATTTCATAGAGTCGGCTACGAAGCCAGCTTAGTCATTATTTCTTCTATTGTCCTTCTCCTGAACTTCTCATCAGCTTCCGCCCAGACCATTTCCTCTGTCATTCTGTACTCATTCTCCAGGGTGGCCAGCTCTGCTCTAAAAGAATCACTCATCTGCACTGTCATTGTCCCAAACTCCTCAGTCCACGGCTCGTCGTTCCACTTATAATTAGCTAACCAGCCATCCAGCTCCCTCTGACTCATCACATTTCTCTCCACCGCACTCATCAGCTTCACCAGCGTCAGCGCGTCCTGCTCCCACTTCTCTAGTGGTCTGTTAAGCCCTTCCAAATGGGTTCTGAGAAGCCCGGCTACAAAGCCAGTCGCCTTCTCACAACTAGCCAGGAACAGCTTCGCATCACTGTATTTAATCCCTGTATGGAGACCGTTGAGATGTGCAGTGGGTTGTGCAAGCAGGTCGTACTTAGCCTTCAGCTCACCAACAGCTAGGATAAGCGGATGATTCATCACATACTCATCTCTCTTAGCAGTTCGTAATGCCTGCAAAGCCAAGTGAGCTTGAAACTTCTTAGTTGGCTCGTCAGTTGTCTCTATGTTCGGATTAACCGGCTCCTCTTTCTTCCCTTGTGCCTTATGCTCCGCTACTGCTTTCTGTTCTGCCTCGTACTCTTCTTTCTTCTTATCATCTAACATCTTCTCCAACTCATACTTCCTCCTCTTAAACTCAGCAACTGATTCTTCGTTCAACTTAGCTATACTCCCATCAGTATCCTCCGGACCAAGCGGAATCAGATTGTCCCACTTATTATTCATGTTATTACAATCTTTCTTCATAACCCTTTCATAAACCACACCAGTCTCCAAAAAAGCAGCCAGCTTTGCCAGTCTAACTGTAATCTGCACTCCTTCCCACATTATATTAATAAGTAACTCCTTACTCTTCGAAACCGTCCCAATTGGCCCCTCTCTCTTCGGTCCTCTCTTGCCATAATACTTCCTCGTAACAAACCCGCTTTCCCTATCATACACATAATTCGCCATTAAATACTCCCTAAACTCCCCAGACCATTTTTGATATTTCATAAGTTCGCGAGCACCATATCAGAACCTGAGAGCACAAGCAAGTATGTTATTCAACTCTTGAGAGGATTACAGAGTAATTGATTGCTTCTGTGCATATGTAATTAAATTATTATTATTATAATATATACATATACCCATATCCCTATATTTGATTACAGAGTAATAATAATAGATAGAAGCTCATATATCGTACTACTATTACTCTGTATATATAATAAGAGTAGAGCTTCATGTCTATTATCCTATTCTCGACGCTTATCGGCTCTGGATGATGTGCAGAGAATGATAAGTGCCCGGCTTTGAGATTCATTCTCAATTTGTTAGCAGATGTCATGCCAAATCCTAGAACTTTATTAAATTATGATAAAGTTTTCTGCTTGCTTTCCCGCAATTTCCCGCTAGGCTGGTATTGCGATAGGGATTGCAATTCCGCACCCTTTCGCTCTCTAGCAAATGAAATACGAAATCAAACCCACGGGTTCAGGTAAAATTGCCTCCGCTCTCTGCCAGCTTTGCGCTCCAGGCGAACTAGGCGAGACTCTAGTAATCAATGGCGCGCCGCAAGCCGCTGTTGCTCTCTTCGCTGCCAAGCTTGCTGAGCTTCATTACAAGCATGGCAGAACGCCAGAGCAGGTAGCGGAGGCTTTCGAACTCCTGTCCATTTCCAATGCCTCCGCTCTAAAACAAGCTCTCGCTTCCTGCTCTCTACAATTCGAGGGAGAAGCCAAAGCACGTAGCGTTGGCATCTATTGGGAAACCATGGGCGGAACCAAGGTCCTCCCTTCGCTTTCTATCCTGAAACTCTAGCAGGCAAACCCCTAGGCTCCAAAGGCTTAGGGGTTTTTCATGCCCAGTTTCTTGTTGCAACTCATTTGCTTTTTGCCGAGCCTCCATACCATAAGATAGAGTACCCCATAAAGGGGTACCCTTCCCATCGAGTTTTATTATGTTTGTTATATCAGCGCAGCGGGTTTTCAGAATAACGAAAAAGAGGTTAAATGAAAAGAAAAGTAGGAAAGGAAATATGTCCTCACGCCGGCGGCGAATCTCCTTGCTTTGCCGTAGGGAATGTGCGAACATAGCCGCTTGCATAAGCCGGCACCATGTCCACTCAGCCCGCAGCTTCGATAGTCACGGGGAAAGTTCACCTGGCCGAACCGACTCCTGCTCTCCTGGTTCATATGAGGAGAAGTAGGTTGGGGAGGGCGTTTGCTGCGGTACTCTCTGGGGAGAAAGTTAAGGTGGAGGCGACTAGGGTGGTGGGGGTTAAGTAGACTAGCTCGGCAGCACGCTCGCGGATGCCATCAATATCTGTGCTGATGAACCAACTGGCTTCGTAGCCCGAACCCTCGGTATTATCCTCGTTGTTATCCTTTTAAGCTTTGTTAACTTTATGAATAATATAATTGCTGTGCAGGTGGTGAGTGGGAGCGGACTGGTTAATTTTGTAGTCTGGCTGGTGGTCATTGGGCTGGTCTGCTGGTTACTCACGTGGTTGATTGACTACTGTGGGGTGCCGACTCCGTTTAATAAGGTGGGGAAGATAATCATCGCAGTGGTGGGAGTGGTGCTGCTGATTAACGCTCTGCTTGGGTTGGGTGGCAATGGGTTTATAGCGTGGTAGCCAGCGGGCTCCGCACGCCATCCTTTGAGTGCCCGGGTTGCAATCATGTTTGGCATATTTAAAAAGAACAATATGATAAACGAGAAGATGTGGTTTAATCTGGCGGAGAACCTGGCCGAGAAGCTGGGCTGTGGGGTGAAGGAGGTGGCGGAGGCGCTGAGGAGTTTGCATCTCAGCCATCATCACCTGGCGACGAAGGAGGACCTGAAGGAGGTGGAACAGTTCCTGGCGAGGTTGATTCGGATTGGTCCGAAGAAGAAGTTTAAGTTCGATTGGACCATTGGTCTAGTCACAAATAAAAAAGAAACTAAGAAGACGCATATGGATATCAAAATTACAAATGAGCAGCAGGTTAAAGTAACGTTGACGCCGAAGACTGATGCGGGCAAGCCGGTCGCGGTTGATGGTGCGCCACAGTGGACGGTGGTCTCTGGCGATGCTACGGTCAAACCGGAGGCGGATGGACTGTCGGCGATGTTGGTTAGCGGTGAGTCTCCTGGTGACACGGAGATTCTGGTTGAAGCAGATGCGGATATTGGTGAAGGAGTAGAGACCCTTTCTGAGGTCATCCGACTCACGGTATCCGGTGCGACTGCGAAGAATCTTGGGTTGTCTGTAGGGACTCCTGAGTTGAAGCCTAGCTGAAGTGACAATGAGGGAAGGGTACCCGCTTGTTGAGGCGGGTACCCTTTCTCGTTTTTGAGTATGAAATTGGCAAAGAAGACGATGCTCGATGTGTTCGAGCTAGACCCGGTTAAGCCAGAACAGAAACTGGACCCGAGGGATATTAAGATGATTTGTCTGCTGACTGCGTTGGGAGAACCGGTGGAGCAGATTAGTAGGAAGCTGGGAGTGGACAAGGAGGAAGTTAGTAAGTTGATTAGGAAGGACGACGCGATTGAGTTGATTATTAAGTTGCAGACGTCTGTTTGTCCTGACCCGATGGCGAGAGTTAAGAGGATGGCGAACATGGCGCTGGATACGCAGCTCCGGTTACTCATGAAGAGTACGAGTGATGCTGTGGTGTCTAAGATTACTTTTGATATATTAGATAGGGCAAGTGGGAAGGCAACGCAGGTTATTGAGAGCAGGAATCTCACGGGGAACGTGACTGATATGGAGCAGGTGGATAAGGCGCTTACCGCTCAGCAGGAGAGGTTGGAAAGACTGGAGGCACTACAGAAGAAACTGCTGAAGAGTAGGGCGCTATGATTATTCTTAGTGGTGGGAGGGCTGCCTGGCCTGTTGAGGAGGCTCCGAAAACTTTATCAAATTTTGATAATGTGGAGGAGGGAGGTTTGTCCGCTGAGGCGGTGGAGAAAGAGATATTTGAGGTTAAGAAGGAGATGCTCAGACTGGAGGCTATTCGAGAAGAGAACTATAGGAAGAGGAAGTTATGGTACTTTGTGCCCTCGCCGAAACAGATGAAGTTCTTCGAGCAGTCGAATAAGAAGAGGCGGGCTGGGTATTGTGGGAACCGCTTCGGTAAGTCGACGCTGGGAGTGGTGGAAGACTGCTGCTGGCTGATTGGGTATCGGCCGTTCTTTCCCGTCGGCCACCCGCTTAGAACTCTTGGAATTCCAAAACATGGAGTGAAGGGTCTAGTGGTTGGAGAGGACTGGGATAAGATTAAGGAGATATTTACGAATGATGACTCCCTGGAGAGACAGGGAAAGTTCATTGAGTTCCTGCCGGAGGACTTCATTAAGAAGAGACATCGGAACGAGAAGGGTATTATCGACCAGGTGACGGTTATTTCTGATGTGAATGGCCAGCCTAGGGAGTCTATTATCTACTTTGATACGGTTAAGAGTTTCAAACAGGCTCCGGCTAGCTTCGAGTCGAGTGATTGGGACTTCATTCACATTGATGAGCCGGTGATGAAAGAACTGTGGTCAGCGGTTTCGAGAGGACTGATTGATAGAGGTGGGTTCTCCTGGTGGCTACTCACCCCGATTAAGGAAGTTTGGATGTATAATGAGATGTTGGAGAACGCGAAGAATCAGCCCCACTTGTACTGGTGGTTTGAAGCGACGATGGATGATAATCCGACTCTGTCTGAAGAGGATAAAGAACTCTATCTCAGTCAGTTACCAGAGGACGAGAGGGCTTCGAGACGAGCTGGAACTCCGTTAGCGTATGGGAGATTAGTCTTTAGTCAGTATAGTCCTGTGGCGCATGACGTGGAAGCTATTGGTAGCTGGCCGTTTCCGGATAGACCACCGCTGCAGGACTATATGGTTGCGTATTCGATTGACACGCATCCGCAGACTCCTCATGCCGTTTTGTTCGTAGCGATATCGAAGGATGGTGATATTGATTTCTACGACGAGATTTGGCAGAAGGGACTGATTAGTGGGAAGGATGAGGTGCATCCGGAGAGAGATTCACTGGCGACGGCGATTAAGAAAAGGATGGTGGGAGTGAGAGTTCACTATGCGCTGTGTGAACCAGCCGCTTGGAATGAGGACCAGGGAAGTGGGAAGACATACGCTGATATGTTTGCCGAGGAGAAGCTGTCGCTGACTCCGGCCAGCAAGCGTAAGGAGGATGCGATTTTGAAGACTCAACAGTTGCTTGGTCAGCGGAAGAGGAAGGTACGTATTCACAAGCGCTGCGTCAGACTGAGGTGGGAGATGTACAATCATTACTTTAATAAGGACAACGTCCCGGAAGACAAGAATGACCATATGATTGAGTGCATGAGGAGATTGGTTATTCATGACGATTTAACTTACTACCCGGCCATCTTTGCTAAGGCACAGCAGTTTACGAACGAGAAAGCTTTGAAGGTTAACAAGGAACACTTAAAATTGAACTTAGGACCTGTAGGTAACTTAACTAAAATATAAAATGAGTGCATATGATATCTATCTGAAACGTCGGAATGGTCGCGACGATGCGTTTGAAGAGGTCGTTATTTCAGCGGAGGACTTTGCTGCTGGCAAGTTCGGCGCTTTGAAAGCAGTAAAGCTGGAGAAGATTCCTGGCTATGAACATCTCGACGATAAGGAGACGATTGCTCTGACGGAAAGTCTTAAGCAGGAACGTCTTCGGCCGAAGGGCTTGCCCGCTACGGGTGGAGTCGGTCCTGAGTTGGAGCTGGCGGCTGCTCGAATCGGACTGCCCGAGAACAAGCGTCTGGCCAGGTTGAAGCAGATTAATAAACATGGCACTGTTGTTCTTGAGACGTCTGAGGAGACGAAGACCCGGCTGGACAAGGACGCGGCAGAGGAGATTGAGAGTAGGAAGGAGAAGACTCTTACCAACCCGAAGTCGGTTGTTGCTAAGCCGAGTCCCGTACCCTCCGCTTCTCGCCCAGTTGAGAATAGGCACCCGACACATCCGCTTCCGGAGAACGAAGCAGTAAAGAACACCTAACATGGCTAACACAGTAACAACTGCTAATAATGCTCAGTCCGTTGGGACTGGCTCTAACGTAGGGAGCGACAAGTTCCCAACGAAGACGACACTCACGGCGGGCACAACGGCAGCTGTTATTGAAGCCCGGGTTGTTAACGGAGATGGGGTCAGGCAAGATGAGAGACAAGGGTTGGAGATTTGGTGGGCAGTGTCGACGCTCTCAGTAGCGGCGGCTGCTGCTCCCGCACTACTCCGGCAGAGCGCGAAGAAAATGTCTCTGGTGCCTGGCCCTGCTCCGCTTGACGATAAAGCGAAAATGTCCGATTTATTCTCTTGCATAGGAACTTATTTGTACATCTGGTGTGAGATTCCTAACATGGGGGTGGCTGCGGCACTCTCGATTTACGTTGTTGAACCGTGAGATTCGTTATCAACAGCGGCGGGCAAAGGTGCCTGTTTGAAAGGACGAATGGAGTCAGCAAGCGGATTGCTCTGCTTGCTGACTCTGCGGTCGGTGAAGTCGAAGTTGACTCGGAGGCTCAGGATTACTTTGATAGAATTACCGGAGCTGGTGCGACGATTAGCGCTGAGGCACAGACAGCGTATAATGAGTTTGTCTTGGGGTGTAAGACTGATGGGAATTGGAATGACATGCTTGATTTCTGTCCCGCTCTTGGCAGTAATGAGACTGCTGGGCTGATTAAGGGTAAGAGATTCTCAAGTGGACATTCCTGGAGTTATAGTAAGAAGGGAGCGCCTACGTACGCACAGGCGACTGGGTGGAAAGGACTGGGGACTAATACTGCGTTGGGCTCGGGAGTACTTGGGTCTGATTTAGACCCGGCTGAACACGGTCTTGTTATCTATGACAGGAACGCTTTCGTTCCGACTGACGTTTGGTCTCATGGTTGCTTTGATGGTGCACTGGATATTGACTTTGCTGCCTTCTATGGCGATGGGAAGATTTACGTGCAGGAAGGCGATTCTAACGTAGAGGACTACGCTTTCATTGGAGTTGCTGAGGGGTATCCTGTTTTTGACCCGTTAGGCTTTCTCTATCTGTCAAGGTCTAGGACAATTTTCTCTGGAGGCGACCCACTGGAAGCTCCATACAGTTTTGTGTCTATGGGTCAACGTGGTGAATATAGAAACGGTACTTTGTGTATTAACGATAACTGTTCAACGAATGAAGTTTATTTCATGGGGTATAACCAAGAAGGAGTGGTTGGTTATTCCTCTAGCCACTTCAATTCGTTCTTTGGGATTGTTTCACTTGGAGGGTTAGAGTCTAGGTATTTACTACTCAAGAATAGAGTTCAAACTTTGCAAGCTGCGCTCGGAAGGAGTGTTTAATTTTATGAAGAAACTAATAATTGGTCTGGTTTTTTTAACTGCCTCTGTGTTCGCACAGCCGCCTGGGGAGAGTTTCCCACCGGGGACGAGCATTACGTTGACAGCAACCTCCGACGGTAACCCTGCTCCCACTTTTCAGTGGTTTAAGGATTCTGTTAAGGTAGCTGATGGGGCAACTCTCACGTTGACGACGGGGCCTGAGACGATTGGAAGCTACTCGGTTAAGGCTACTAATACTATTGGGTCAGCGACTAGCCCCCAGTATGTGATGTCATTGCAGACTTCGCCGAATAAGGTCTCGATTACGGTGACGGTTAACGTGGTTGTGCAGGACCAGTCACGACCACCGCTGGCCACTTCGGGGACTGGCGCTCCCGTTCCATTCACAACTAAGAAAGAGTAACGTGAGAGCTTTGCTTCTACTTTGCCTGCTTGGTCTGTCTGGATGTGCTTCCATCCAGATGGACCTGGCTAACGCTATTCCCAACGGAAGTTGGAAGACAGTTGATGCGACAGTGACCGGAAAGTTTAGTAGTACTGTTGTTAAGGGTACTAATGTAGTTAAGAGTGGTGACCAGATTACTTCTGGTGACTTGGAAATTACTCACAGTAACGCCTGGATACCTTTGATTAAGATATCTTTACGAGGTTACGAACCCCCACCTAAGTAAATGGTCACAAATGGAATTAAAAGAGTTACAAGCAATGCCTGACTTTCAAGCTGATGTACCGGACATAGACCCGTTTACGTTGTCGAAACTGGATGAGCCGACTAGGTTAATGGCGCTGACGCTGACGGGGTTGAGGAAAGACATTTCGATTTTGAGGAAAGAGACCCGGTGGTTGGCTGAGAAGGTTATTATTGTACATAATATTAGCGTAGAGCATGAGAAGTTAATTGAGTCGACTAGAAAAACTATATTTGGTATACCTCTGAAGTTTTTTATTTGGGTAGGGACAGCGGCTGGGGGAGCATTTATAGTGAAAGTTGTAGAGTTATGGAAGAAGTAAAACAAATCAGAGACCCTCACGCGGAGTGGTTGAAGCTGGTTTCCAAACCGAGGGAGATACTTATAGTGGAGGATGACCTCTTGTTTGCGAATCTGCTCACTACGGTGATGACTGGTTACAATTGTGTGCCAGCAGTAGCGAAGGATGGTAAGGAAGCAGTGGATAGAGTGATGGATATTAACTGGAAATTTGATTTGGTGATACTTGATTATAACTTACCGATGGTGGGAGGTAAAGAGGTAATGAAAGCAATTAGTAGGTATCGTCCAGATACCCCAGTAGTGGTTTTCTCGGGTTTAGTTACTCCACAGATTATTGAAGAGGCTAGTTTGTTTGGCCTTGTAGTCTTCGCGATTAAGCCATCGACACCGACTTTGAAGGGATTGTTTAAGTTGTTGAGAGTGTTAGGTATTAATCCGATAACGCCTCATTGAACTTTATCAAATTTTAATAATGTGCTCCTCGCTACCGCAAAACGACTCAAGGAGACGACGTTCTGGGTCTACGTCCTCGCCTGCGAAAGAGGGACGTATTATGTTGGGTTCAGCCGATTTTTACACCACCGTCTTATCTCCCACTTCGCTGGAGAAGGGTCCGCTTTTACTAGAGCAAATAAACCTCGGCGCTTACTTGAGATGCGGCCAGCAACATCTGAGAAAGATGAATTCGCCGTTTGGGTCGAATACTCTAGGAAATACGGCACCTCGCGAGTGGGAGGCTATAACGTCTTTTTGTGCAAGAAGTTAGGATTTAAGTTCCCTTACTATTTACCAACTCGAGTTCCACCTACTGTCGTCTGCTAACTTATGAATCAAGAGAAAATCAATCGTATGCTCCAGGAGCAGGACTCTGAAAGCAGCGAGTTCCAGCGGAAAGTGGTAGAGTCGACGAGGAAGTGGATGAAAGCGTCGGCTAATAAGATGAACCAGTATCATGCTGGGTGGGACGCTAATTCGTATATTTACCGAGGGTATAGGATTTTGGACAAGGACGATGCGGATTCGATGAAAGACGGCGAGCCACCGAAGGTAATTGTTCCGCTTACGTATGCGCAGATTCAGACTGCCATTAGCTTTATTCTCTCAACGTATACGCAGAGGGATAACATGCTGGAGTTGAGAGGGAATGGACCGGAGGATGAGAGGAATAGTTTCGCGGTTACTACTGACCTTAGTTACCAGTTAGAGAAGCAGCAGTTTATTCTCAAGCTTTATTACTGGCTGCTCGATTCTCTCAAGCATGGGATTGGCATTGTCCGCGTGGAGTGGATGGAAGACTTTGTGAAGATGAGGGTGGCTAGTCAGACTCCTGATTATAACATTGGGAGTATGTTTGGTTCACTCTTTGGGAAGAAGGTGCCGATGAAGACAGAGGAAGCGGTACAGGAGGTGCTATCGTATCAGGGCAGTAAGATTACGAATATCTCTCCTTACGCTTTCTATCCTGACCCTTCGGTAAATCTGGCCAACTTTCAAGATGGAATGTTCGTAGCAACGGAGGAAGAAGTAGCTTTGTCCTCACTAGAAGCGAAAGAGGGTGAGATTTACTGGGGAACGGATAAGATTCCGAGGACGATGGGGAAGGAGTTGTATAAAGAGCGTTCCCGGCGGGTTAGCGGACCATTTAATGATGACGGTGGGATTAATGATGGCATTACTGATAAGGATAATACAAAGTCTGATAAGATTATCCGGACTGAGATGGAGGTCTCTCTGTCCGAGAAGAATGCTACTGAGATGTTCGGAGCTAAGTTTGGTAGTGGGACTAAGCCGATTAAGTGGCTGATTACTTTGGGGAATGACCAGAAGGTTATTAGGTTTGAGAATAAGGGATATCTACATGGACGATTCTGCCATGAGATGTTCGAGTTCTCACCTGACCACGATTCTTTTTTCAACCCTGGCCTGGCAGATACGATTAGTGAATTGCAGAATATTACCACTTTCTTTCTTAACTCTCACATTGTGAATGTTAAGAAAATTATCGCTAACCGGTTCATTGTAGACCCGAGCAAGGTTCAGATGGACGATATTACGGATGGTAGTATGACCATCAGGACCATTGGTGGACAAGGGGATATTAACCGAGTTATCAAGCAGTTGGACATGCATGATGTGACAAGTCAACATGTGACTGACATGGGGATGTTGATGTCACTAGTTCAAACCATAACAGGAGTGAATGAAAATGCGCTCGGACAATATTCTGCTGGTCGCCGGTCTGCAACGGAGGCTAGGAACGTCAATGCTGGTGCAGCTGCACGGCTTAAGATGCACGCTACACTTGCATGGTTACAGGGCATTGAGCCACTTGGAAGACAAATTCTTTCAAATACGAGACAGTGGCGAACGAAAGAAGTGTATGAGAATATCGTAGGTGCTGCTTCGTTGGATTCACCGTTCGAGGGGGCGATTTTTGCAGACCCGGCGAAGTTGGCTGGTGGGTATGATTTTGTCCCGTATGACGCGACTCTGCCGACGGATAGACAGTTTCAGGCTGGGGTGTTGCAGGAGCTTTTTGGAGTGCTCGTGCAGAATCCCAATACGCTGACGCTGTTGAATAAGGACCCGAGTAAACTGCTCGACCACATCGCTCGGTTGTATAATATTAAGAATCTACGTGACTTTGATTTGAAGCCCCTTGGACCGCCTGGTCCAGCAATACCTCCAACGCCAAAAGTCGTACCAAATCAGGTAGCGGCTGACCTGGCTGGACAAGGGGCTGAACCTGTTGATATGACTGGCGAGGGAGTTTTGAAGGGACTGATACAATGACTAACAGAGAAGCAATCGAACTTCAGTCTGGGATGAATGCCCAGTTTGGAAGGTGGCTATTTGAGTATTTGAAGGGTCAAGGTAACGCTATCAGGAATGAAGCAGTTACTATTATCCCGGCTACTCTAGCCGAACAAATCGAGCGCGAACAGATGTTTGGCGCTTCTAAGAAATTACTTGAGCTTGTTGACCAAATTCCCAACACAATCAACAATCTCGTGAAAACCACAAGAACAGAAAAGGATTAATATGATTACGCTGAATAGTTCCCTACTTCATATGCTTTGTATCCCAGTCGACCTGGCTGGTAACGGACCTGGCGCTGGCTCTGGCGACGGTTCTAGTCCTGCCGGTAAAGATGAGAATTTTTATGTACCGATTCCTGGCCGCGGTGCTGGAGATAAGGCTGACAAAGGAGACAAAGGAGACAAGGGAGGTAAGCCCGCCAAAGGTAAGAAAGAAGAGGCAGAAGGAGAACCTGAGGAGGGAGATGACTTGGAAGTGGAAGGAGAAGAAGGTGAAGAGGGAGATGACTTTACCGACGAGTTAGACGAAGGCGAGGAAGGTGAGGATGGAGATGTAGAAGAGGGTGAGGAAGGAGAGGAAGAACTTGATGAGAATGGTGACCCGATTAAGAAGGGTAAGAAGAAGACGAAGGAGACAGTTCTTCGCATAGCTCCTGAGGACCTCGCTGCTCTCGTAGGTCAGCGTGGAGACAATCGTCAACAGAGGGAAGAGGCTCCGCTGACAGCTGAGCAGATTCGGGCGATGGTGAATCCGGTGGAAGTAACTGAAGACTTGGTTGCTCAAATCGGACACGAGGACCCTAAGGTCCGTATGAAGGCTTTGCAGAACTTTGCAAATGCTACCGTTAAGAATGCGTACTCGTTGGCTAGCATGTTGATGAAGAAGAAGGAGAAGGAGTTTGTGGCGGCTATCGAACCGCTGATTCAACATCACAACGAGAGCAAGCTGAACGGGACTAAGCAAACGTTCTATACAGAGTATAAGGACCTGGCGAAGTATGACTTGTTTGTAAAAGCCGCGGCTGAGGAAGTTGACGGTAATGGCAAGTCACAAAAACAAATTTTCCGAGAGGTTGCAATTCTTGCTCGCAAGAAACTGCAAGCGATGGGAATTAAGATTGGTAAGCCCCAAGCGAACCACGGTGCCGAAGGTGAGGAACGTAGGTCTGGTGTCCCCAGCCCGAATCGTTTCTCTTCTTCTGGACGGAGCGGAGGGGATCAACATAGTGGCAAAGGTAAACCTAATAATGCTGACGCGGACATCTATTCTGGCCGCTAAGCAATAGTTAAAAATGGCTGATTCAATCCTAGGACTTCCGTCCTCTGCAAAGTTCGCGGCTGAAGGCGACCGGTTTTATAACCATCGCCGTCAGATTCTGCATTCATACCCCAATGGGAAGTGCCCGTTGACTGGTATTTTGTCAATGATACCTGAGGACGAGACGAACGACTCGCTCTTTATCTGGTATGAGAAACGCTATCAGTCTCCGCAGACCACACTGAGAGGAACAAATCCGACTACGTTGGATGCGCCCTCGACGGGTGATGCGGATGATGGTACTATTGTTACCGCTGGTGCTAAAGCGGTGACGCTGGACCTTTGGATAAAGGTGGCTTCGACGAAGGACTTGAAACTTGGCCAGGTGCTACGGCTGGACTCTACCAGCCATCAATACTGGATTATTGGTCTCGTCCGCGGGGTTGCTTCAGAAGCACTTCTTGGATACATCAAGGTTCGCCTGATTCGGGCTGCAACGCTCGCGACGGCTGACTTTGTTGCTGGCAATGTCATCCGGGTAATCGGCACCGCTTATGGTGAAGGTTCCTCTGGAACGGGCAAGACAGCGACTGGCTTCAAGCGGCCGTTCCCGGTTCAGAATCAGACTCAAATCTTCGAGGACCACTTCGTCTTCCCCGGCTCTGTGCTGAAGATGGGTCTGAAGTATGACAAGACTGGCCCGTATCGCGAGAAGGCGCATGACACTGTTACTGACCATATGACTGGTCTGGAACGCTGGCTGCTGTTTGGACGCCGCTCCACCACCAGCCGTGCTTCCTTCGATACTACGCAGGAAGATTTGTCAGTTCGCACGTCTAGCGGTATCATTGAGTTCCTCGAACTCTGGGATGCTGGCTCGACTGGTATTGCGGTAGATGGCGTTACGTATGCTCCTTATTCGTTCAAGGCGATTAGTACGTCTGATACGGATGATTTGAAGCGTATTATCACGAACGCTTCCGGCACCATCTCGGTGAAGAAATTTACCCAGTGGGCGGAGAAGACTGGCCGGTATCACACCAACAAGACCGACGAGAAGTTGATTCTTCTCGGCAGCGGTGCACTCATTGCTTTCAATGAGATGTTCCGGCGGAATACGACATTCAATGTCGAGGTTGGTGCGAAGGTCTATGGCCTCACGGTTACTCGGATTATTACGCCTTTCGGGACGTTCAATCTGTGCAGCCACCCGCTGTTCAACGAGGACCCGATTATGACGTACTGGGTGCTCATCTTGGACATCTGGCACCTCAAGTATCGCCCGCTTACGGACCGTGATACGACACTGCTGAAGAACCAGCAGAATCGTGGCGACGACTTCCGTAAGGATACGTTCCGCACGGAGGCGGGACTCGAGTTCTGGATGCCCGAGGCCCACATGCTCATTAAGAACGTTCAGAATTACATCGAGGAATAATCGACAATGGCTAACGCGTTTACTAGGGTTCGGGCATGGACTTATGGTGGTCCTGCTCAGAAGTCTATCATGATGGTCGAAGGAACGTTGGTCATCGACACCACTGCAAACGGTGGTGCCGCTGTCGACGACCTTCCGACCACCG